AGATATTGAAAATCATAGGTTTTACCAGTGCTGTCGTTCTACCAGTTATCACACTTGTAGTTCTTTTAGGTGTAAATTAATGCTTTAGTTATAACGTATTAATTTATAATCTTAAATAAAGCCCCTAAAAGGGGCTTTTTTCTTTTGATAAACATATTTATATAGAAACAATTTAAAGCTATCATGAAAAAGCAAATCAAAGAAACTATGTCCAAGTCCGATGTATCCAAAGAGATTAAAATCTACATGGATTCTAAAGATTTTAAAGCCAAGATTGAAAAAATTGTAAAAGATAGAATTAAAAACGAAAAAGAGTTAGAGGATAAAGTTGTTGATATAACTAAAAATGTTCTAACACAATTATATAAAACCCTTTGGACAAAAAGAGCTACTTGGGTTAATAATTTAACTAATAAAAATAACTAAAAATGAAGAGAGTCAGAATTACTGAAAGTCAAGCTAAAGCATTAGGTTTGATTAAAATTAATGAAAATAGCGGTGAAGAAACTGGTATGAAAGCGGTTAGTTCGGCACTAGGCCCAAAACCTGTTAGAATTGTAATATCTGGGGACTCAGTTCCAAAACTTAAAGACATCATTATAAAGGCGATAAAAAGACAAGACCCAGAAACTAATGTTGCTTATTTTGAAGCTACTGGTAAAATAGTTGGGAACGTTAATGAATATAAATTAGAATCGGTTAAAAGAGATATAAAACAAATCGATTCAATGATATCCGTAGAAAAGAAATCGTTAAATAAAGCTTTAAAAGAAAACAAAAAAAGTGTTCTAAAAATAACCAAAGAGCAATACAATAAATTGGTTAAATCTGGTTTAATAAAAGAAGCAGCACAAGATGTTAAAGTAAAGGGCGGTCTAAAAAGAGTTGATAAAGCTTTTAAACAAGAAATGCCAAAATTGATGAGCGAGACAAAAAATTTGATAGAATACATGTATGGTAAAACTCAAACCTTTCCACCTTTTTGGAACAAGTTTGGTTTAACTTACGAGGAGATTTGCGAAGCTTTATCAAATGAAGGTATTATTATTGAGAATGATGGCTGTTGGAAACTTTCAAAATCAATGGGTACACCAGATATGGCTATTAATACTGTTATGGAGAAACTAAATAAAATGATGAATAATGGCCGTGAGTTAGAAATGGAATCTGATAGCAATTATCTAGCTGGTACGGAATATGATAAAAATGCACCATGGAATCAAAAGTCTGATACTACAACACCAACAAAACCAAAACAAAGAGTTTTTAATGTTGTTTATTATAATAAAGAAATATGTATTTTAAATGATAAAGAAGGTAATCAGTATGCGTTTTTTTATGATTCAATACCTAGAGAAGACTTTGAAGAATATGCCGAAATACCTAGAGAATACATTGGGAAAGATGAAGATGGAGACCCAGAATTTGAATATAGTGATGATTGGGATGTTGATGAGGGTGTGTTGGATGGATATGTAAACAATAATTTGAATAGTTTTTCTTATGGTGTTGGTTTGGATGATTTTGAAGAAAGTAAAGATATTGTAAAAATAGATTCTGAATTAAAAGATGATTTGATGAGGGTATATGATAAAGATAAAGGTTTAATTCGTGTGCTATCAGCAGTTGAAGAAAATTATTATTCAAACCCTAAAAAAGACGATGAGTTAATGAAAAAATTTTTTGATAGTATTATAAAAGCAACGACACCACAAGGTGAAAGAAAACCAAAAACAAAAGAAGAAGTAAGACAGATGGCCATAAAATTTGCAAAATTGTATGATAAACCTGTTAAGCATTATTTGGATAAACTAAATAAAGAATATGGTATTGAAGAAACAACTACAGCGGTATCTTCTGGCTCCTATACAGGACCTTTCTTAGGCGAACCAGCAAAGACACCAGAAGACCCTAATAAACTTGATGTACCAGTTGTTGGTGAAGTAACTGCTGGAAGCGGTAGTGTTGGTGCATATGACGCAAATGCTTTACCAAATATAGCTCGTGACGGTAAATTTAAAAGCAATCCAACAACCCCTAAAGCGTTTAAAAAAACACAGTATTCAAAAGGTGGGTTTGTAAAATTTAATGATTGCGTTAAATTAAATAACAAACCAGCTGGTGCTGGTTGCAGCCAAGGAGCAGTTGATAATGTTGTTAAAGTTGTTCAAACAAAAGGCAATATAAACGCACCATCTTTAGGTGAAGGAAATAACTAACTTTACTTAAAACTAAGATATTTATTATAAAATCAATAAAATGAACAAGAAAACAATAAAAAACCACCTAGTGAAAAGATTTTTGTCTGAAGAGGTTACTCCAGGTATTTCTGTTACAAAAAATGCCTTGAACCAATCTAAGAAAATTAATGCGCAAGGTTTAAAAGATATTGAAAAGAACATTGCTGATTTCGAAAAAGCTGTTAGACCAGATGCTAACGCAAAAGAAATGGCGCCTAGTAAATTCAACTACGAAAACAAAGACGAAAAAACTTATCACGACCAAATAGAAATCATGAATGGTCAAGAAATGATTCAGTATTCATCAGACCCTAGTGAAAGATTTAAAGAAAGAGCTCTAGAAGCTATTGCTGGTAGCTCTAATATGGGTAATAATCCAGAATGGGCCAATGTCTATCCAAAACAACAGGGATTTACAGGCCCAGAATTTGGTAAAAATTTGGTTAAAAGTATAAAGAATTCTACAAAGAAAAGACAAGAAGCTGATAAAGGTCTTTATAGCTTTGGTGACGATATAGAAAATGAAACTAGAAGCAATTTAATAAATACTAAATTTTCAGCTTTATCAGAAAATAAAGATAACAATAAAACACAAATAAAAGAAACAATGAAAAGAGTAAAATTCAAAAATCCATTTAATGGTGTTGGAAATGCATTGAAACTTATCCCAGAAGGATATAGAGTTAATAACAAAGTATTTGAAATGACTGACGGCAATGAAACATACAAAATACGTTGGGAAGGCAATTTATCAGAAGGTAGAGCAGTTGTATTGACAGCAGCTGATAAAAGTCTTGTTAACGAGGACATAACAAGAATGAAACAATTGTTTGGTTATAAGTCACACGAAACTCTTGGTACTTTAAAGGGTAAAGAAAGAATTGATGAAAACAAAGTATTTTCTGACATTTGGAAAAAAACAAAAACTCTTTTGGAAACTGAAGACATGGAAGGTGCTGACGCTAAAGAAGGCAATTGGGATGACGTGTCAAAAAGCGCTCCAGAAGCAACCAAGCATGTTAAAACATCTGTTAAAAAAGATGCCGCTATTGCTAAAGGAAAAGAAGGTAATCCAGAAAAAGCTGTTAAACACGCCCCAGAAGCGAAATCACCAATGAAAAGTTCAAAAGGTGTTAACATAGAATCAGACGCTGATGCTAACGAAGGAACATGGGAAGCTGCTGCAAAACCACAAGCACCAGAAGCAAAAAAACATGTTCATTTGAAAGAATCTGAAATGGAAGAAACATATATGGACGAAGCTGAAATGGAAGAAGGTTCTTTGGTTGATGAAGGATATATGGATGAAGCAATGTTAGATGAAATGATGAAAACCGAAGGCTGGGTGAATGAAGAAGAAAATGAAGAAGATAATGAAGAAGATAATGAAGAAAAAGAAGATTCATGGGAAAAAAATGACGAAGAAGGTGATAGCGGAGAAATAGAACCAAACGCTGCTGATATTAAAGCCGATACCCCAGTTTCTAGTAATGATGGAGAAGAAGATGATTTGGCAACCCCAACTTCCACAAACTTCAAATTATTGTTTAGTCAATCAAGCGGTGAATATTGGATTGATAACAACGGTATCAAAACCCAAGTTCCAACCAAATATTACTCAATAGCTTCTGACAAAACCAAAAAGGGTGCTGAGAAAGCATCTAAGATTGCCGCTCTTATGGCAAAAGATGCTGAAAACGCTGCCGAAATGGGTGATGAAGAAGAAATGTAATTAAAATTTTTAAGAATAATTTAAAATAAAAACCCCCACTTATGGGGGTTTTTTTATTTTATAAAGATATTTATTAACAGCAATGGTTACATAACAAAAAAGTAAATAGTTAATAACTATTTTTAAAATTATTCAGAAAAAAAAATGAAAAATAATAACAAAAAACAATAAAAATATAAACATGACACCATTACAAAAATTACAAGAAAAGATTGGTGTAAAGCCAGATGGTCAATTTGGACCTACTACATTAAAGGCAATGAGAGATTATTATAAATTAAGTGATGAAAAAATAGCACATTTTTGTGGACAAGTTGCACATGAAACAGGAAACTACGCAGCTTTTACTGAAAACTTAAATTACTCTGCTGATGGTTTGAAAAAAATATTTCCTAAATATTTTCCAAACAATTTAGCGGAAAGTTATGCCCGTCAACCAGAAAAAATAGCTTCCAGAGTATACGCAAATAGAATGGGAAATGGAGATGAAGCATCAAAGGAAGGATTTTTATTTAGGGGTAGAGGTGCGTTGCAAACCACTGGCAAGTCAAATTATAAAGCTCTTTCAGAGTACTTAAAGAAACCAGAGTTATTAGCAAATCCAGACTTGGTTGCAAATGATTTTGCTTTTGAATCTGCTTTGTTTTTCTTCGAAAGCAATAAGCTTTGGGTTATTACTGATAAAGGCGTTAATCCAGAAACAATTTTAGCTTTGACAAAAAGAATTAATGGCGGAACCAATGGTTTAGACCACAGGACTGAATTGACGAATAAATTTTATGGTTGGTTGAAATCTTAAGTGTTTATTTTAGTACCCTATTATGTATATTTATCAATAGGGTATGAACGAAAAACACAGAAATTTTTTAACATATATAAACAAACCAATGAGCAGAGAAAGCATCACGATGGTTTATGATGCAAACAATGTTAAGTTTGAACGGTGTGAGCTATATAATGATTTTACGCAATCTTTATTAAGGATTGTATTTGAAACGTATATGGGTGATGAAATAACCGATTCAATTGGCAAACTAAAACACTTTAATTGGTGTTGGGATAAAAATACAAAAAATTTTAAAAGAGAAGGTATTATTTTTGAAGGGGATAAACTTTATGAGTATTTTTTAGAATACACCATTCAAGTTTTTTATTCAGCTGAAAAAAAGAACATTAATTTTTCAGATAAAGATAGTTTAAATTTGTGGGTTGATTTGTTTGATTTCTCAAAACAAAAAACAAATTCTGACATGGATACGTTTATTGAAATTTACAAAATTTTTGAGAAATCACAAAAAATAGCATAAAAATTGCCACTTACTATTGATTTTTTGTTTTATTGTAGTATAATTGTTTTATGAATACTGAAAGAATATTTAAAATTGTAATGACTGATTTAAGTGGTGAAAGACTAAAATTAGAAGAAGACTTAGAAAGAGTTATAAATTCAAATTCAGAATCTGAATTTAAAACACAACAAATTAAATCAATTGTTAGTAGAATTGTAATAGTTGATGCTAGTTTGGCACAGTTCTCATCAATGATGAATAATAACAATACAAATAAAAACGAAACAGAAAATGGAAAAGTTTAATGAATTAAAAACATTGATTGCTTCTTTAGAAGAAGATGCGACAAAATTCTTTAATAAAGACAACAAAGCGGCTGGTGTAAGACTTAGAAAAGGTTTACAAGACGTTAAGACTTTAGCTCAAGCTATTAGAGTTGAAGTTTCTGACAAGAACAAAAATGGAGAGTAATATGCTTTTGGAGATTGTCAATAGAATATTGATAGTATTATTTTTTATGTCTTGTTTGGTAACAATCAGACATGCATACTTCTTTATTCAAGCACTAATAACATCAACCAGTGAGGAACCAAACAAGTATAGGCTTTCACCAACATCATTATTTTTTTTGTGTGTTTCAATTGCTTATGTTTTGTCAGTAATTTTTACTGGAATAAAAATATAGTTGAATGTCAAATATACAAAAGACTTTAGATGCACTGCAACCTTATGTTATAGGCATCAGATATTTGGAAGGCACCGCAGTAGTTGATGCTGTATTTAAAGAAGGTTGGTCAGTTTTGGATGACCCTAATATTAAAAAGATAAAGGGTAATGAAGAACTTAACTATTTTATGTTTTACAGCGAATCTGCTAGTATTGGTTTGGATGAACTTCTTGGCCATGTAGATAAAGTAATAAAAGCTAACCAAGAAAGAGAAAAGAAGCATGAACTTTTGCGTGAAAAGGTTAATGAACTAAAAGAACTATTCAAAAAGAATTCTTTGAGTCGATTAACTAGATTAAAATTTGTTTTTGGTGAAGAAGACTTTGTACCGAAATTGGATGAGTTTGAAGTTGATGACACACTAGACGATTCACCAATTGTGATGCAAGAATCTTTAGTAACAGAAGAACCAAAAGTTAATAACGTGCCTTATTTAGATGGGGAAGTTAACTCTATAGACCTTACTGAAGAAGAAAAAGAAATACTAGAAGAGGAAGCTAGAGCTGAAAGAAATAGAAAAGCTATAGCAACAAAGAAAAACACACCAGCATCTAAAATAGCTAGCAAAATAGATTTACCACCTAAGAAAAAAATAGAAATGGTGATTGCTAATGATGATTATGATTCCGATTGTGATTGTGGACCAGAAGAAGCTTGCTCCAAGTGCATAGATAAAAAAGGTCTGTAATAATAAAGCCCCATTTAGGGGCTTTTATTATTTTTGGTGGTGTCTTTCAAAGGCTTCTTGTATTGTGTGGGTTAACCACACACCAGCTGCCGATACCAGCCCGTTTAAAAATGTCATCAAATAAGGGTTGTCGACACCTAAAGCGCCAACTGGCGTCAAATGCCCATAACCAAAGTGAAACATTGTATAACTAACTACAAAACCCATCCATGTGCCTAAACACATAAAACAAGTAAATAATTTATGCAAACTGTAACCCCCAGTACCAAATTTAGCTAGAAAGTTTCTCCAGCCTTCAAAAATAGAACCGTAAATCATATTATTACAAGCTCCGTAACAAATTAAAATAAAAATAAATGTCATCATATGTTTTTAATTACAATAATACGACTTATCTTTAAATTAGTCAATATTTATAATCATGAAAACGTTTATAAAAAAACTACTTAGAGAGTCAATTGCCAGACCTACAGCTGTTGGTGTTTTAATAAAATGCGATAAAACAGATAAAGTATTTCTTATGTTAAGAAACGATAAGAAACCAACTTGGTCATTGGTTTCTGGTGGGTTAGAAAACGGTGAAGAACCTATAGATTGTTTGAAAAGAGAAGTATCTGAAGAGTTGTCAATCGACCCAAACATTATAAGTTATAAAAAAGTTGGTGTGGAAGATATATCAAGTAAAAATTTAACATTTCATTATTATGAAGGCTTGACTTCTAACGAATTTGTTCCTAAATTGAACCATGAAAATTTAGAATGTGGTTGGTTTGAAAAAGATAACTTACCATCACCATTGTTTATTGGAATGAGTAAAAAAATAAAAAACATATGAGTAGAGACGCTTTATCAAGGGAATTTGAACTTGTTGAAAAACAAAAGATAAATGACAAATATGTTACTGCTTTAAAGAAAGCGCAATTTGCTAATGAAATTAAAGCTGGCCTTGGGGCTAAAATAAAAGAAAACCCTAATAAAGTTATAATAATAAAGAAATCATGGGGGCAAAAAGCCTTATCATGGTTTAAAAATATTTTCACAAAGTTTTAATATGACATACGAACAGTTGATAGAAACCATATCCCTAATAGTTGAAACTGAAAAAATACAAAAGGTTGGTTTAAATCTTCATTATGAATTAGATGAAAAACAGCATTTGATTTTAAACGAAGAAATATACAGAAGAACAAACCTATACTCAAATAATTTTACACCAACAGATGAGTTTGAAGTTATGATTGCTGGTATACTTGTAAAATTTACAAAAATAAAATTGCAAGCTTAAAAAATTATTAGTAACTTTGCAATCGTTATGAAAAAACTATCGTTTATATTTTTACTAAGTTTTATCTTAGTAGCTTGTTCAAAAGAAGACATGACGCCTGGTAGTTATACACAAGGTCAACCGCAGCCTGAAGACACAACTAGCTGGCAATCACTTTATGAGGATGCTGGCGTGTTACCTAGTTGGGGTAACGTTAATCAAACAAATGAGTTGGTTGGAACATCTTGGGTTTTAACACATTTACAAATAGGTTTGACAACACAACCGTTACCAATTGATACTGTAAGGTTTATAGATAATGTTTATTATACGATTAACAGTGGTGCTGTAAGAACTTATCAGTTATCAGTTGGTGTTGCCACTAGTAGTAAATCACTTACATTGAATTATCATTTCCCATTTGGAAGCGGAAACTATAAAGGTGAAGTGGCTTCGACATTTGTTAGTGATGGTGTGATTTATAATTGCGAATTTTATAATACAAACACTAGCACGATGATGGTTAGAGCGTCTTTCGTAAAAATTTAAAAAATATTTTCAAAAATACTTGACACGAGGATTAAAATTTAGTACCTTTGCAAAACTTAATATAAAAATCAAATATTATGAGTAAACTTTTAGCTGCAATGCAAACAAATGACACGCTTACTTTGAATGGTATGCCTACAAATTCTTCAAGCCTTAACCACTGCGTTAACTTGTTTTTTCAAATAGGTGCAATGAGAGGTCAAGACAAAGTTCGTCTTATAAATGCTTTTACAAAAGCGTTTGGTGAAAACCCTTTGACAGCCATGAAACTATTATTCTGGGCACGTGACGTTCGTGGTGGTGCTGGTGAAAGACAAATCTTTAGAGATATTGTCGAATATCTTGCAAAAAACCATAAAGATGCTATGGCTAAAAACCTTCACCTTATTAGTGAATATGGTAGATGGGATGACCTTCTAATTTTGATTGGAACGCCTTTGGAAAAACAAGCTTTAGAGCTTATCGAAAAAGGTATGACAGATAAAAACGCTTTGGTGTTTAAATGGATGCCACGTCCAAATGTTACAAATCGTGAAAAGAAAAGATGGGCTGCTGCCGTAAGACAATACATGGGTCTTTCTCCAAAAGAATACCGTAAGTTGTTGGTTGAAAACTCTAACACCGTTGAGCAATTGATGTGTGCTAATGAGTGGTCAGCTATTCAATACTCTAAGTTGCCTTCTAAGGCTATGAGCGACTTGATGAAAGCGTTCACAAAACATGACAAAGAAAGATTTGCTGCTTACTTAGAAAGAGTAAACAAAGGGGAAGCCAAGATTAATGCTGGTGCTGTATATCCATACGACATTGTGAAAAACTTAAGATTTGGTGACAAGTCTGGGGCTAACGCACAATGGAATGCTCTTCCTAATTACCTTGAAGGTAGCAAGGAAAGATTTCTACCAGTAGTTGACGTGTCTGGTTCCATGTCATGCCCAGCTGGTAACAACCCTAACGTTACTTGTATGGATGTTGCAATCTCTTTGGGATTGTATATTTCAGAAAGAAACGTTGGTCCCTTCAAGGATGCGTTTGTTACCTTCTCAAGCGACCCTAAATTGCAAGTACTTAGCGGTAATTTGCAAGAGAGATTTAACCAACTTGCTAGAGCTGACTGGGGCATGTCAACCAATGTTGAATCGGTATTCCGTTTGATACTTGACAAAGCGAAAGCTTCTAATGTATCAGAAGAAGAAATGCCAACCATGATTCTGATTATGTCAGACATGGAGTTCAACGCTGGAACTCGTGGTAACTGGAGCCTTAGCGCTCAGCAAATGTTCGAAAGAATGTACGCTGAAGCTGGCTACAAAATGCCTAAAGTTGTTTACTGGAACATTCACTCTAAAAGTGATAACTTCCCAGTACACTTTGACAAGAGTGGCAGTGCGCTTGTGTCTGGTTTCAGCCCAGCGTTGTTAACCAACTTGTTGGGTGGTAAAGATTTGACACCAGTATCTATGATGCTGGATGTTATCAACTCAGCACGTTACTCTGCGGTAACAGTCTAATTTCAAAGGGGTTTGAGTCGCATAGCGTCTCAGCCCCTTTTTTGTGTTCATAATAAAGGTGTATTCTGCAAAAAGAAAACCACAATTATTAATGTTCAACTATCAATGTAGGAGCCGCTTCCTCTATTTTTTTTAAGCGGTAAAACTTCAAAACAGGGTTAGAAGTAAAAGCCCCAACACTTTGATTGAGCACAAAAAGGAAGCCCCAGAAATGGGGTTTTCTTATTTTTACTATTTACACTTATTTTTAAAATACTTAAATTTGGGTATGAAAAAAATAGTAATAAAAGAAATCGACAGACTTAATAGCACTGTCCACAAACCAAAATCAATATCTGAGTATTTAATCTATGTTATGTTAGATGATGTAAAGTTAAAAGCGTATACTGAGATAGGTGAAGCTGCTAAAAAAGAAAGAGTAAACGAACTGTTGCTTACTCATTTTATAACAGAACAAAATAACAAAATAAATACTCAAGACATGATACAAGAAATGTCTTTGGAAGAAATTAAAAAAATGTAATTATGGAAAACAATTATCCTTTGGTTCTAGTGTTTTATTTACTCTAATTTGTTACGTTTAATATCCCTATTTATTTTGCTACACAATGGTTGTAAATTAGTATAATGATTTAATCTAATGACATCTTCTTCAGTGATTGCTGTTGAAGTTGGAATTATGTGGTCAATATCCCAACCATAATTAAATTCACCATTATATTTACCATGATTATCCCAGTTCATCCATGGCTCAAAGTTTGATTCCAAATGAGTTTTTAATACTTCAAACGAACAACCTAAAATATCTATCGTTTTACATTCTTTAACGAAACCATTTCGCTTAATCATAGACCTAAAAGCATTTCTAATATTGACTTTTAGTTTAAATAGTGGGTCTGAAGAATATTTTTTAGTAAACCAAGTGTTAATTTTTTCTCTATTTTCTTGTCTATATTTATTTGCATAATCTAATGTGTATTTTTTATTTTCCGCCCTCCATTTTTTCTGTTGCTCACTAATTAACTCTTTATTTTCTTCTCTGTATTTCTTTAATCTTTCTTTTTCTTTAGCTAAAAACTCATCATTATTTCTATAGTTTTTACTATAAGTTTTTCTATACTCAATATTATTTTCTAACCAAATTTTATGTTTTTTATTTATCTCTTCTTTGTTTAAAAAATAATATTTTTTATTGTAGTTTCTTTTTTGTTCTATATTTTCTAAATAGTTTTCTTTAACACATAATTTACAATAGTTTTTATAACCATCTTTCTGTGCCTTATTTCTACCAAATTCTGTCAATGGTTTAGTAAGTTTACATCTACTACAACGCTTATTTTCCATCATTTAAAGAATTAAAACGCTGCTCCAACAACCAGTTGATTAATTTGGATTTATTAACATCTTCTATAACCATCTTATCGTAATTTTCGATGGATATGGTAACACTGAGTTTACCTTTCTTTTCTTCTAGTGATTTTGATTTTCTTCCCATATTAGTATGTATTTATACTAATAAATATCTGTAAATAATAAAAAAGTAATAATTTTATTACTTTTTTGAAAAATATTTTGTTAGCAATAAATCAATTAGTTTAGATTTATTGAAATTACCGTCATCCAGTTTTTTGATTATTTCTGGTGATAAAGCGATTGTGATAATTTTATATTCTTTCATAGTTATAAATATAGATTAAAAATAAATACAAGTCAATACTTGACTTTATAAAGGAGTTTTAGTATTATTGTGGTAAAAAATATGGAAAACTGTAAATTCCCTCTCGTTATTGTCTTTTACCTAGACAGCGAACTTATGAAAAACCCACAAATCATAAAACCTTTTGCTGAATCTATTGATAAGATGTTAGCTTTTAAAAAAGCTAATGCGTTGGCTTTCTTTTTACCAACAAATGGTGAAGAACGTGTTGAATGTATCAATCCAGTTACGGTTAAAGAAGAAGATATGGAAAAAGTAAATAAATTGATTCAAGACATCAAACAAAATTTCTCTATAGGTGTTGAAATGGATTTACCAGTTGATGAAGTTGTTGTTGAAGATGAAACCGAAGGAGGTAAACCATGTGATTGTGGAAGTAACCCAGATGGAAAATGTAAATGTGATTAATATGAACCATCAAGAAAAAGCAATTTTATATGATAATTGCATTCGTGAAAGCGATAGACTTCAGAGAGAAAACTCTAAATTAAAATCAGAATATGTCGCTAATATACCGCCACATATAGAGAAACAAATAAAAAACAATGATGCTAGAATTGCCGTACTTGTTGCTAGACTAGAAAGTCTTTTTAAGTAAACAATGGATAAATCTAATATTTTAGCTTTCTTAAATAGACATTACAGAATCGAAAACGATTCTTTTTTTGATATTACGTTAGATAAAAAAGTTTATGGTTCTGACATATTGGAACATTTGAATGTGGTGTTTTCAATAGACGAAAACATAAACAAAGAATTAATAAAGGAATGGGCGTTAAAAACAATAACATTAGAAACCTTTCAAGAAAATTGGGAATTCAATAGACCTATTCCAGAGGTTGGTAGATATGAATTAAAAAGAATGAATAGATTTATAATAACATTTCCAGAACACTTCAACATACCACAATGGGTTGCTCTTGAAACATCTAGACCATCAGCTAGATTAATAACGAAAGATATTTTAGGTTTTAAATTGTTTAAGAAATTTGTTTGGGATGATATGATTATAAAAATGAGAGACCCAATTGGCCCATCAACATCACAATCTCTTATGGATTTAATTCATAAAAGTTTATATGAAAAAAAACAAATAATCAAAGATAAATTTGATTTAAAATTAGAAATGCTTGACCCAGTAGGTCATGTTGTTGAAAAGTGGGCTCTTTCTAATTGTGAATTTAAATCTATCCATTTTGGTGAACTATCTTACCAAATAGACGACCCAGTTGTTTGCTCTTTAGTAATTAAATTAGGTGATGTAGTACTTGAATATTAAGGTCTAGTGCTACGTCTTCTTATTTTGGTATAAGGCCAATTTGTCTTATTGTGTATCAAGTCGTACATTCTACCTATATTAGCTTTACTGGCGGTACCCATAAACATAAGGCTTTTTATCTTTTGTTTTTTCGCTATTTTTGCTAATGTATGATGTAGCCTTTGAGCGTCTTCCATATTTTTACATAAAACCATATCAAATTGGTCTTCATTGTATATGATTAATTTATTGTATACAACAATAATTTGCTTTACCATTTTTTTAGCGTGGGCCCCAGCAACCAACCTCTTAACAACTTCTTTTATTGTTGGTCTTTCTTTTTTTGGGTTAAAACCGTATATCCAAAATGTTTCCTCTATTTGATATTCATCTGAATGTAGGATGGTCCAATCACCCAAAGGTGGTTCTATATATGTTCTTCCAAAGTCATCCCTAAGAGTTCTAAATGTGTCTGTTTCTTCAGTTGGTTTTGTTACACATATTTGATACTTAACTGGTTTTATACCTTTTGTATTAATAAACTTTTGTGGAAACATCACTATATTTTCACCTTTTATTCTATGAAAATTAATGAATGCGGTTTCCCTAGTTCTACATCTATGTAGAGTTTTCTTGTAAATACCGTTTGCTATTAAAACTACTCTATATTCCACGATTTATTTGGATTGTTAAATAAATTTACGTATCTTTACAAAAAAATAAATACCAATATGTTTAGAAAAGACTATTACGAAATACTTGGCGTAACAAAAGAAGCTTCAGCTGAAGAAATAAAGAAAGCTTATAGGGATTTGGCAAAGAAATGGCACCCTGACAAAAACCATAACAATGCAGAAGCTGAAGAAAAGTTTAAAGAAATATCTGAAGCGTATGAAACATTATCAGATACGGTTAAAAAACACAAATACGATAATAATGACCGTTTTTCTGGTTTTAATTTTGATTTCTCAAGCATGGGTCGTCAAAGACCTATGAGAGTTGGGGAAAATATTAAGTTAAATTTAAAACTTACATTGGAAGAAATATTTTCTGGTGTTAAAAAATCATACAAATATAAAAGAAAAGATAGTTGTTCCTCATGCGATGGTCATGGCGGTAGTGATTCTCAAACTTGTCCAAGCTGTAACGGCACTGGAGCCGTTGTTCAAATATTTAACACACCTATAGGTCAAATTAGACAAGCCATGGAGTGTCCAACTTGCAATGGCTCTGGTCAAACGTATAAGGATAAATGTAACGTATGTAATGGTGAAAGTGTAAAATTGGTTGAAGAAACGATTGAGCTAGAGATACCATATGGCGTTGCTGATGGGGCTACATTTGTCATGGGTGGCAAAGGTAATGCAATTAAAAGTGGTAGACACGGTGATTTATATTTTGTGGTAAATGAGTTGCCACACCATAGGTTTGTTAGAGATGGAAACAATTTAAAAATTAATTTAAAGCTATCGTACCCACAACTAGTATTGGGTGATAAGGTTGCAGTTGAAACAATTGATGGTAACAAAATTAGAGTTAATATACCAGAGTACAGCCAATTAGATTCTAATTTAAAAGTTGTTGGTAAAGGAATGACTGAATTTAGAAGTGGTAATCGTGGTGATATGATAATAAATTTAGGGATAACAATACCTAAGAAGATTGATGATGAGACTAAAGAACTCTTGGAAAAATTAAAGACTAAAATTTAATATGCTACTTGCATGTCTCAAAATTATGCAGTAGATTTGCAACAAGAATAACAAAAAAAATTAAAAACAAAATTTATGGCTAAGTACGAAGAACCTTTTGAGGACACACAATCACTATTTAACGAAGTTATTGAAACAACTGGGTTAAACAACTACATGAACATTAATGTTCTTGCTGATAACAAAGCAAAAGACATTTTTAAAGTTAACAAATCTAATGAACTTCTTAAGTACAGAACTGGTGACGATGTTAACATTATTTTAAATGAAAGTATTTTTGACAAATTAACTAACGAACAGAAACGAATCGTTGTTGAGGAAGCGATTGCTTATATCTCTTTTGATAGTGAAAAGGATAAAGTAATCATCACCAAACCAGACTTTATAGCTCACAGCGGTATTTTGCGTAAACACACCTTCAACACTGTTGAGGTTGTAAGAGAATCTGTTAAAACTCTTTATCAAGCTCAAGAACAAGAAGAAGAAGAAAACGTACAAACAACAAATTAAAATGACTGTAGAAGAAATACAAGAAATAAATCCAGAAGCATTAATTTGTGATGGATTTGATGAAGCAATAATAGGCATGGCTGAGAGAATTAATCTCGGCCCTGTCGTTGCTTACAGTTTTGAAAAAATACTAGACATACTAATCAATAGAGATGGAATGACATATGAAGAAGCTATTGAATATTATGAATATAATATTGTTGGTGCTTGGATGGGTGAATTCACACCTGTATTTATAACAAATTATCAAAATTATTAAATGAAAGGATTATTATTTAACATGTTGAGGACTCAATTAGAATCTCAACGAAGCAAAGCTTTGCTAACACTACATTTACTAGCCAATCATTCAGTTGGAATTGGTGACCATTCAACTGGGGATTATTATAAAAATGCTGATGAAGCATTAACCATGTTGGCTGAAGCTAATGATAAACTTGAAACACTAGCTAAGTATGTAGAATCAGAAAGTGCAAAGTATTCAACAGAATGTTAACTAACTAAAGAACAATAAAAATATAATACAAATGAATATCGCAAACGAGTTTAAAGATTATGCTATAAAGCATATGGGTGTTTCATCGCTGAATTTTTACCATTGGGAACAGCTTCAAGAAAAGCTGTATGGTTCCAGTGCTTCGCTGACACCATATATTTTGGAAGAAAGAGAAATGCGTGTAACACAGATGGATATTTTTTCCAGAATGATGATTGACCGCATTATATGGTTAGCTGGACCAGTTAATGATAGAATGAGTACCGTTGTTCAAGCACAACTTATGTTTTTGGATAACTTAGAAACAAAAGATATTACTTTGCATGTTGATAGTCCAGGTGGTTCTGTAAAGTCTGGCTTGTCTATCGTAGATGTTATGGATTATGTTGCGTCTGATATTGTAACTATAAACACTGGTATGGCTGCAAGCATGGGTAGTGTTTTGCTAGGTTCTGGAACCAAAGGAAAGCGCTATAGCTTACGTTTCAGTAGAGTTATGTTACATCAAGTATCTGGAGGTGCTGAAGGGAACATTCAAGATATTCGTATTAGTTTAGCTGAAGCTGAAAAATACAATGAACTTCTTTTTGGTCTTCTTGGTAAATATACAGATAAAGACCCAAAACAAGTTATGGATGACGCTAGCCGTGATAAATGGCTAAATTCAGATGAAGCTCTTGCTTATGGAATAATAGACAATGTTATAACGAATAAAAAGAAAAAATAATTTCTAAACGTACTTGCATTTTTAAAAATGATTTAGTACCTTTGCAATAGAGATAGAGATATGTGGTCTTTTTTAATAGGCCACATATTTATATCATACGTTCTTTAACTTATGGGGATATAAAGGTATTGACTGAATATAGTCGTAATTGGTAAGCATGTAGTGCTAGATGGAAGCACTTTAATCTCGCTATTAACACTTTTAGATGGCAACGATTTTGTTGTATCCGAAAATTTCCTTACCGAAGCTGCTTGCAGTTTCGCTGGAGAGCTTGCTGTAGCCTAATATAGCTGATAGTGATAATTCACTTCATCGTGGTATGTTCCACGGCATGATGGTAGACCATTAGGGTCTCTTGATTTCCTTCACAAATAATCAAGATATTTTGTTTCGTTAGAAAATGAGACTAAACATGTAGAAAGTCTTTCAAGAGTATTCAACACATGGGTTCGATTCCCATTATCTCCACCGTTGACTTTTTTGTACCTTGCCGTATATTTATAATAAAAATAGATATATGGCAAGAAAAGAAAAAACGATACATTACTTATATAAAACAACTTGTTTAATAACTGGTAGGTGGTATGTAGGGATGCACAGTACATGTAACATGGATGATGGTTATATGGGTAGTGGAAAACGATTACGACATAGTATACGTAAGTATGGTGTTGATAATCATGTTAAAGAAATATTAGAGTTCTTTGATAATAGAGAAGACTTAGCAAAACGTGAAACAGAAGTTGTTAATTACAAGTTGATTAAAGAAGAGTTTTGTATGAATTTAACAACTGGTGGTTTAGGTGCTGGTTTTATGGATGAAGAACATATGTTAAAATGTTCTAAAGCTGGTAATAAAGCTTTTAAAGAAAAATTATTAAATGATGAAGTTTTTCGAGATAAGTTTATAAAAACAAAAAGCGATTTTTCAAAAAAAGCTATGATTGATGGAAGACTTAAATCAATTAATAAATCTTATGATTGGACTGGTAAAAAACATTCAGACCAAACTAAGCAAAGAATCTCTGAATTAAAAATAGGGACTGGAACTGGTGAAACAAATAGTCAATACGGTACATGTTGGATTACAAAAGATGGTGTAAATAAAAAAATAAAAAAAGAAGATATTGAGACCTATCTAAACGAAGGGTGGGTTAAAGGAAGATACGCTAATATAAAAGGTGAGTTAGTTAAAAATAGTAAATTATCAAATGATGATGTTATTAAAATAAAAGAAATGTTAGATAAGAAAGAATTATCACAAAGTAAAATTAGTAAAATTTTTAACGTTCACCAAGAAACTATAAGTAAAATTAAAAGATGTTTAATATATAAAGATATTTAATATTCTATAAACGATTCATTTATTAAACAAATATCACCAGATTTACATCCGATACTTTATGCCACTGGGTGTAAAATAAAAACCCCCAGTAAATCGCTTTATTGGGGGTAATTTTGGTGTCCTTAACACTTATTTACTAGGTGTTGGAGGAGTAGTTGTGGTTGTTGTTGTTGTTGTTTGGGTTGGGTTCGGCTTACCACATCCGCATCCGTTACTAACTGAGTTCATGTTCTTTGAATTTTATTGTGTGTTATTGTTGTATATAAATACTTGACTTAATAAAAATAAGACCTTATATTTTATTATGTTTAAAACAAAGTATACGGTATCATTATTAGATAGTAAATGGAGTGTTGTTAAAAATAATGTGAAACTTTATGCACTACCAAGAAAAGATGAATATATTTTCTTTGATGGGTTGTATTATGAGGTTTTAAATGTTGTTCATTCTGTTGATAATAAACATATAATTTATGTCATTATCAATGAAGTGCCTTACCAACATAAAACAAAAAATTAAAATTTTTTTTTGATTTTACTTGACAACTGATGATTTTTTTCGTACCTTTGCATATATATTACTAAAGCGTTCATTAACATAAATTATCCAAAAAGATGGGTTCTGCAAACGAACTTAAAACTACAAATTGAGCACAAAAAGTATGTAGGTCTTTTTAAAGTTCAGCTACTACAATAGGCTTGGCAACAGGACTAGTTTGTAGGAGTAACTTTAAGCTAAAACTACCATGGCGTAAGTCCATGTAAAAAAATACTTCATGACGGAGGTCATGTCAAAAAACTGCCAGGTAAACGGGAGTCCTGTAAAATAAATACGAACAGCCATCTTGGGATAAATAGAGGAATCGTCTAAGGAAAGACACCACCCGAATGGGGTGTTGATATGAGTGCAAGGCTCATTTCCCCTACTAAAAAGAATCGAAACGTAATCCTTGAAACACAAGTTGTTTCTTTTCTTAACTTATATTGCGGGGTAGAGCAGTGGTAGCTCGCTAGGCTCATAACCTAGAGGTAGGTGGTTCGATTCCATCCCCCGCTACCAAAAAAGAATGGATTCAGCAATTTAAAAAAATTTTTTATGGAAAAAAAAACAAAACCATTCTGTAACTAACACAAACCCCACTTATGTGGGGTTTTCTTTTTTATACAAATTTTAAATTAATTTTTTTTAATGTTTTTATTAATTTTACTATACAATGGTTGTAAGTTAAAAATAAGTTCGTGCCAATAGTTGTTTATTTCTGATTTTATTAGTATTTTTGTATAAAAACATGAGAAAAAAAATAATTGGTTTATCTGGAAAAATAGGTAGTGGAAAAGATACCTTTGCTGAATTATTATCTAAACAATTACAAGATAAAGTTGAAAGACATGCTTTGGCTGACAAGTTAAGATTGATAACTGAGATTGTTAGTGGTGTTAGAATGACAACAACACATGAAGTGAATAAACCGTTTTGTAATGAAATACGTAACTACACACAAGACCAAAAAAACATAGTTATTAAACAATTTAATAAGACTATTGGGGAAACATTACAACTAGTCGGTACCGAATTATTTAGAGATAATTACGATACTGATATTTGGGTTAAATCTTTATTCAATCATGAGTTAGAAAAAAAATTAAGTGATGGTAAAATAATTGTTATTCCAGATGTAAGATTTATAAATGAGGCTGATTATATAAGTAAAGAAGGTGGGTATTTAATCAGGTTAGAAGGTGACCCAATGGATGTTAGAAAAAATAGTTTACGTGATTTAAACCACGTTTCTGAAACAAATTTAGATATATATACAAATTTTGACAAAATCATTTACAATGATAAAAAAGATATTAATCATTTAAAAAATATTGTTAATGATTTAATAATTGAATTATCGTTAAATATTTAAAAATTAAAATATTTTTAATACCTTTGTAAAAATATTTATTGATTATGAAAGATAATATCAAACAAATTCTTAGAGAAGGACTTATTCGTGAAGAACGTATCAAGTTTGATTTACGCATACCTAGTGATATACAAGAAATAAAAGACGTGTTTAAAAAGAACGGATTTAAATTGTATGTTGTTGGTGGTGCTGTACGTGATGCACTTTTAAATAAGACACCCAAAGACTTTGATTTGGCTACTGATGCAGTTCCAGATAAGGTTGAAGAAATAATGGCCAAGGCTGGATTCAAAACCCTTCCAACAGGCAAGGCGTTTGGGGTTATAAACGTATTTACCAGTGAAGGTGAATACGAAATTGCAACTTTTAGGTCTGATGAAACTTCTGGTAGAAATCCAGAAGTTAAATTAGGAGCAACAATAGAATCGGATGCTGCTAGAAGAGATTTACGAATTAATGCATTATATTATGATTTAGATACTAATGAAATAATTGATTTAGTTGGTGGGCTTGATGATTTAAAGAATGGTGAAATTAATATGGTTGGAAACGCACAAAAACGTTTTGAAGAAGACCCACTTAGAATTTTACGTTTTTTTAGGTTTTTTTCTAGATTTAACTAACTGAAGATACGTTTAGGGTTTTTCGTTATATTTATAGTAAAAGAATATTATGCAAAAACTATGGAAAAAAGAAGAAATTGATTTATTGGTAAGATTATATGAAATTGATGGTTTATCTGTTACTGAATTATTTCCACTTTTCAACGAAAAATATAATAGGCCAATTATTGGTTTACAAGTTAAAATTGGTAGACTCAAACTAAGACATAGTAAAGAACAAATTAAAGCTATAAAGTCAAGATTAAATAGTGGTGAATTAAATGGTATGTTTGGTAAGAAATCACCTATGAAAGGGTTAACTTCAGAAACATCGGAAATAGTTAGAATTAAATCAGATAAAACATCTAAAACCAGAAAAGAAATGTTTAAAAATGGTGAGCTACAACCATTAACTGGTTCAACAAACCCTATGTATGGTTCTATATCTTGGAACAATGGTTTAAATAAATACATGGATAAACGTATATTTAATTATGGTGAAAAGATATCTAAAATTAAAAAAAAAGAGTGGGAAAATAAAACTGAGAATGAAAAAAGGGAAACAATACTTAGGTTAAATAACGCTATGATTCAAACAAAAAAACCGACTAAAATTGAAGATAAAATAGAAAACTTTTTAAAAGAAAATGAGGTAAAATATATTAAGAATAAACGTTACGATTTATTTATATTTGATTTCTACTTATTAGAATTTAATTTTGTGATTGAATGTGATGGTGATTATTGGCACGCAAACCCTTTATTTTATAATGGTAAAAAATTAACTGATGCACAAATAAAAAATATAGAAAGAGATAAAAGAAAAAATTTGTTATTAGAATCAAACTTAATTGATTTTGTTAGGTTTTGGGAGTTTGATATTAAAAATAATTTTGAAATAATAAAAAAAACAATATGGGAGAAATTACAAAAGAAATAGATATTGCTTTGAAAAACACTGTTCATTTATTAAGTGGTATATCTAGTGAACGTATCCGTGATGAATTTATTAAAGGTATTGTTTCAGCAAAGTCACAAAAAGACTTTTTGGGGATGTTGGATAAGTACAAGTTATTTGATTGGATATTCAAAGGTTTGGATGTGGATATGGGATTTGTTAACAGACTTGGTGGTTATAATCATGATGATTATATTGTATTGTTAGCAAGACTTCTTAAGAAAAACAACTTAGATTTATTGAAGAAAAAATTGAATGAATTAAAATATTCAGTTGAAGAAGTAAAAACCATAACTTTCCTTATTGCTATGTTAAAGCTAGATGTTGATACTGCTGTAACACTTAAAAGAGCTGAAAAAAATTCTGGTGTAACTCCAGACCAAATTAGGGATTTTTGTGGTAAGGAAAATGTAAGTAGTCAATTACTAGATGCTTTTGAGGAATTTAGACTAACAGTTAGTGGTCCAGAAGTTATGGATGACTTGGGGTTAAAACCAGGACCAGAACTTGGAAAAGCAATTCAAAAGATTGAAACGGATAATTTCAAAAAACTTTTATAGTGTTTATTTTTTAATAAACCAAGATATTTATATCTATAAACAAATACTATGAAAAAAAGAGAAATTATAACTGAGACCAAAAGAAAATCTTTATTAGCAGATAGAGAAAAAGCCATCGTTGAGTCATTTGCAAAAACTTTTAACAAAATAAAAAGATTGGACGAAGCTTATGGAATGTCCTTTGAGGATGCCAAAGCCGAAGCAAAAAGAATTTCTGATGAAGAAGGTGGTGTAGCTCAACACGTAAATCAAGTTGGCGAAGATAAATTTATTGTTTCTGATTTTTTTGACGCTGACACAACAGTGGCTAGCTTTGGAATTGGAATTGATGAAGCCGAATATTATGACGGTGACGATTATGAACAAGCTTCTAGAAGCATTGAATATGGTATTGACCCATATGCTGAAAGACCATCATTGTTTGATGGTGTAGATAGAATATCGGTTGCTAGACCAGAATACAATGGCGCAGTAATGAATAGCATATACGGTATATATATCATTTACAAAGATGGTAAACAAGAAAAAATACATTCAGTAGAAGAGTTTAATGATAAATTTGGTACTGATATACCATTAACAAAAGACCCAAGAGAAGTTGTTTCTTACATTGAAACAAATTACCCAGAAGTTACTGTTTATTTGGATGAATTTGATGTATCATAATTTTTTTCAAAAAGACTTGCTTTTTTAAAAAAAGTTTAGTACCTTTGCATAACTTTTATAAACAAAGACATATTTAATAGAAACAGGGGGAACCCAAAAAAGAAAAACAATGAGAAACATTAACATACATATTAATTCGATTAGCATGTGGAGACGCAATAGTAATCCACTTGAATCGGCTATGTCTGTAAGTTTCTTTAGTGACTTTTAAAAATCACAAACAAACAATAAAGAAGAACCCGATTCAGAATAAAATCTAAATCGGGTTTTTTGTTTTTTGGTTCATTGACATATTGGTTAAATACACAGGACACAGGCTTGGTGTCGGTGGGCTCCCCAAAAGCTTCACGAGTTGCTTCGATTGCAACGTCCTGTGCACATACACTAGCTCATGGGCGTGACCAACAGACTCCAAATCTGTTCTTAGGATTAAATGGTTGTAGATTCGACTTCTACCTAGTGTGCATATGGAAGGTGCCTCGCATGGAGCGAAACTAGTCTTGAAAACTAGGGTGGCGGTGATGAGCCGTCAGGGGGTCGGGTCCTCCACCTTCCTCTTACATGGTGTTAGTAGCTCAGAGGCAGAGCGCTGGTTTGTGAAGCCAGAGGTCGGGATTTCGAAATTCCTCTAACACCCTCTTAAAATTTAACCGTCACCAAACAATGGTTTGGACTCCATGAGTGGGATGCCAGTGAATATGATAATAAACTGGGGCGGTTTAGGGATTGGGAAAATTAAAATAACATTGCGCCATACCGAGCGAACCTGATAAATTCGATATTCGTAGCTGGTGTTGAAAACGTGAGTTCGAGTCTCACCGTGCCTACTAAACATTCATAGGTAGCCTAGAGGCCAGGCAGCAGACTGTTAATCTGCGGAAGCAATTCCTACGTGGGTTCGATTCCCACCCTGTGAGCAAATAATATGGTGTGGTGGCAGAGAGGTCGATTTCGATAGACTCATATTCTCTTTCCTTACCAAAGGACACACAGATTCGAATCCTGTCCACGTTATAACATGGTTCCATAGTGTAACGGAAACACACTTCGCTACGAACGAAGAGATTTGGGGGTTCGAATCCCTCTGGAACTACAAAATATGGTCTCGGAGCATGATGGATATGCGACATCGTTCTAAGGTGTTCTATGTGGGTTCGACTCCCATCGAGACTACAATGGAGAATTAACTGGGCAGGGTCCCAGACTTATTTGCTAAATAATGTGTGCGTTTAAAAAACGCATGGTTTTCAATTAACCAGTTCTCCGCTTTAAATAACCAATATGTTTTAATTTTTTATAAACATCTTTATATTTATGTATAAAAAGATAAAAGAAATGTTTATACCAAACCACCTACATTTGATAGTTAAGGGTAACTTTAAAAACCCACCAACAGAAGTTGATGTTTTAAATAAATGGTTTATCAATTTAGTTGAAAAAGTTAGAATGGTTGTAGTAGCTGGACCTACTTCAGTTTATGTACATGAAGAAGGCAATGAAGGCTTAACAGGAACCGTAACATTAGCAACTTCTCATGGAAGTTTTCATTGTTGGGACAATACAAATCCACCAATGTTTCAATTTGATTTATATTCATGTTCTTGTTTTACTGCTGAAGAGGTTTTAGCGCACTTGGATGAATTTGGTTTAATCAAATACGAATATATTTTAATAGATAGAAACGGAGACAAAATGGTTATCATTGAAGATGGCTCAAAATGACGACAAAGTAGATTTTTTCCAATTTAGTTTTTGGCTTTTAAAAGATGTTTTTTGGCTTTTAAAATGGAAAATATTAGCCATGTCGATGGCTATTCCAACAGTAATCTTAACAATCTATTTGTTGGTTAAAACAAAAAGATTAATATCTACAAATACCATATTTTCATCATGGGTAATGACAAATGTTTTTTGGATGTTACATGAATTATATGGTACACCATTAGGCTTAGCCAAGATATTTATAGTAACAGGAATAACAACACTGGTTTTATATGTAATCAAAAACTATAAAACCCTATTAAAAAAATAGTTATGGATAACATTACGCTTCAAAGGATTCAGGTTTTACACCCTAAAGTTAGAACTGAAGTTGAAAACATTTACAAAAATCAAATAGTACCAGCTTTAACTGGAAGAGCAATATGCAGATTTGCATACACTCTTAGAACATTTGCTGAACAAGATGCTTTATATGCTCAAGGCAGAACAAGATTATTTGATGCCAATGGAAATAGATTAGGTGTGGTTACAAAAGCCAAAGGTGGTCAGTCTATTCATAATTTCGGTTTGGCTTTGGATATCGTTTTAATTAAAGATAATAAAACCGCTAGTTGGGAAGACAATGTTGATTTTGATAAAGATGGAAAAGCCGACTGGATGGAAGTGGTTGATATATTGAAAGCCAATGGTTGGTCATGGGGTGGTGATTGGAAATCATTTAAAGATAAACCACATTTTGAAAAAACATTTGGTTATACTTGGCAACAATTATTGGCAAAACACAACGCTCGTGATTTCATTGCTGGCACCAACTATGTGAATATTTGATATGAAACAGTTAATTAAAAAATTATTAAGAGAATCTTTAAATGAAATTGTTTCTGGTGGAGAATACATTGTGTACCATGGAACAAATTCTGACATCCAAAAATTCTCTGATGAGTTTGTTGGTAAAGAAGAAGCCACAGACCAAGAGGGACCAGGAATATATTTTACCACTTTAAAAGAAGAATCTGAAATGTATGGTAAAAATCTTTATAGTGTTAAACTAACACCAAGAAAATTAATGGATATGACACCCATTAATAAAAATAAATGGCGTTCTTTTACAACAAAAATGTTACAGTCTGCACCAGATTGGGAAGATACAGCGCAAAATTTTAATCAGAATCCTAGAAAAGGTCTTATTTTAGCTGTTGAAAGTATGATGGATTACAACGACACAGAAAAAGACCTTGCACAACAAATTTGGTATGACTTTTATCGCTATACACCAGTCGATTTTGTTAGAAACATGGTAGATATGGGTATTGATGGAATAATAGTGCCTAGAGAAAAGAGTAACCATATAATTGTGTACAACCCAAACATTATAGATGTTTTAGAGGTGGAAAACAAAGATTAAAAAAATTCAGTTATTTATTTGGAAAGATAAAATATTTTTTGTACCTTTGCACTTATGAAAGAAAGAATTAAAGAAATATTGCGTGAAAGTGTTGATAAAAACATACTTGGTGTTACGATTACAAGACCTAACCAAGAATTAATTGTGATGAGGGGCGTATCTGGTGCTGGAAAGAGTACCAAAGCTAAATCTTTGGTTGGTCAAGGTAAAATCCATTCAACTGATGACGTTATTGAAGCTGGCGGTGATTACCGTGAATTTTTTGCTAAGATGATTGCGTCTGGAGATTTTAGCCCACTCAGCAAGGTACATTCTCAAAACTTAAAAGACGCTATTGAGTCAATGAAAGCTGGTATCACACCAGTTATTATTGATAACACCAATATAAAACAAAATGAGCCAAAAGCTTATGTTAAAGCCGCTTTGGAATTAGGGTTTGCTGACAATAATATAAAATTCGTAGATGTTGGTACTGCTGGTATTGAAGCTGCACAATTAGCCGCAAGAAACACACATGGTGTACCATTGGAGAAGATTGAGGCTATGATAGCAAGTCATACAGCGCAGGGCCCATTAACATTAAAAAGTGTGTTAGATTCAAAAGATATGTACAAATCATCAAACGTTTTATACTCGGCTGTTGTTTTAGACAAAGCTTCACATAATAAATTGCTTGACAAATTTGCATTAGAAATGCCAGAAGGTTGGAAAACGTATGCCCATCATATGACAATAACCATGGGTGAATTGAAGGATAAAACTGACATTGGTAAAGAAGTTATCCTTAAAGTAACAAAGGTTGGATTGTCTGATATGGCTATGGCTGTTCAAGTTGAAGGTTATCAGTCAAAAAATGCTATTCCTCACGTTACTTTAGCGGTAAACCCAGATGGTGGTAAGCCAGTTATGTCCAATGATATTACTACTTGGCAAGATATCAAACCATTTTTTATCACAGGGTTTGTAACAGAAGTTAAAAAATAGTTTGCGTAAACTTGGTTATTCAAAATTAATTTAGTACCTTTGCTTTATGGGTAAAAAAAATGAAAAAATAGACAGACGCATGGAGCTTAGTTCTAAGTTTTTAGAAATGGGTTGTTCACTAATTAAAGAAGGTGATGAATTAAATGATTATTCGATAACACAATCTGGTAACGTCATGATTTTGTTAGCGGGTATTATTTTGGAAGAAAAAGATAGTTTTGAATTTGCGAATTTGTGTAGTATGTTTTCGGCAAAAAAACTAATGGAAAGCATGGGTGGTTTTGGGTCAGATATTAGCAATAAAGAAATGATTAGGAAAATACTAGGGTTGGATGGTGAAGACCTAGGAATTTAAACCTACTTGAAAGTATGGTCCCGTAGCTTAGTTGGATAGAGCAACAGATTTCTAATCTGTGGGTCAGGGGCCCGAATCCCTTCAGGTTACAATTTTTTTTATAAAGTATTTGGAATTGTCAAAAATTTTTTATACCTTTGCGTACTAAATAAAAGGTTATGTTAGCAATACAAAAATTTATTATTGAAAATGGTTTAGCAAAAGCCATAACTGAGTTCAACCTTAAATCTAGGGTTTATGAACATAAGATTCTTTTAAAATACGACCAATTATCAGCGCCATCATTGATGGCATTACCAGAGGTTCAAGAATGTCGTGGTCTTATCTTAGAAAGAAACTCTTGGAAAGTTATGTCGTTAGCATTTACCAAGTTCTTCAATTCCGAAGAAGGCAACGCACATAAAGTTGATTGGAACACTGCACATGTCTTAGAAAAACTTGATGGTACATGTATTCAAGTCTATTATGACTGGAACAACATGACTTGGTATGCTGGAACAACAGGAACTGCCGATGGTGAAGGTGAGGTTAACAATAAAACTGGCACAACGTTTAACCAATTATTTTGGAAAACTATTAAAGAAAAATATAATTTAGAAGCGTCAAAATTTAACGCTGGTTACACTTATGTATTTGAATTAACAACACCTTATAATATCGTGGTTAAACCTCATGGTGAATCATCAGCCACATTATTGACTGTTAGGAATCTAGAAACTTTGGAAGAAGTTTCATTTGAAGAACTAACAACAATAGCTGAAGAATTGGGAGTACCACGTGTTAAATCTTACGATTTAAACGCTAAGAATGTTGGTGCTTTGATAAAAACGTTCGTTGGTATGGTATGGCATGACGAAGGTTATGTTGTGGTTGATGCTAACCATAACCGAGTAAAGATAAAGAACCCAGCTTATGTACATGCACATCACCTTAAAGGTAAGATGGGTAACCATCATATAATGGGGATAATCAAGACCAACGAAATTGAAGAATTTGCTTCTACATTCCCAGAAAGAAAGAATGAATTGTATAAGTTAAAAACAAACTATGATGCGTTAATCACAAAGCTAAACTTTGTTTGGGATGAACTTAAAACTTTGCGCCCAAAGAATATAACACCAGAAGAAAAGAAAAAATATGCGCAAGCAGTATTTGAAGTTTGTGATAAAAGAGAAGTTAAAAACTTCACTGGTTTGTTTTTTGGGTTAAACGATGGAAAAGTATCTTCTGTTGAAGACTTCATGTTAAAATATGATGATAAAGCCTTGTACAAAATCCTCTAAGCTTTCTTAGAGGGTTCTTGCTTCTTTAAAATTAATTTGGTAAATTTGTAAATTATGAATATAAATGAAATCCTTAGAGCCAATGGTTTGTTTATGGGTAGGATGATGTCCTTCTCAAAGAGTGATTACAGGGACAGAAACCCTAACAGCGTTTGCTACTTTAATGCAAACATCGTAACTGCCAAAGAAGGTAAGATTTGGTATGGTGATTTAGACTTAACCAAAGATGGTGAAACTATTAAAGCTATTGCTGAAGAATATGGTGTCACATTGTATGTTTTGCGTGAAATGGATGCTCGATTTGAATATGAAAGTGAAGATGGGGTAAAATTAATCCAAAAAGCTGTATGGGACACAACACAAGAAATTCCGTTTATATGACAAAAGAAGAGTTTAATAAGTATTTAGAATCTATAGGTGGGTTGGAAAGGTCATGGAGGCCAGAAAGGGGGAAGATATTAACTAGTGATTTCTTTGACATAGAAGAAGGTTGGTATGATTTGGTTAAATGTTTAATTGATGAACTTATTGCAATAGGTTGGGACAGACAAGTTAATCAAGTAAAAGAGAAATTTGGGGGTTTAAGATTTTATGTCGAAAATTTGTCAGATGAAGGTTATAAAGTGATAGATAAATATGAAAATTTATCATATAAAACATGTGAGATATGCGGTAAAGAAGGTGTTTTAAGAAAAGGTTCTTGGTTAAAAACACTTTGTGATGAACATGCAAATGGTAGCGAACCTTTTAAATTTCCAAAATAAATTTGGTATTATCAATTTAATTCATTACCTTTGTATGACTAAATAAAAATACATGACAATTAAAGAAATCTTCGATGAAATTGCTGCTGAATCAAGCACCAACCAAAAAATGGAAATCCTTAAAAAATATAAGGATAATGAATTGCTTAAACGTGTGCTTTATTTGGCCAATTCAAAGCGAGTTAAATTCTTCATCAAACAAATCCCAGCGTACACTCACAATACAATTGGTTGGACTCTAGAAGAAGCGTTGAATATGCTTATGACTATAGCTAATCGTGAGTTTACAGGTCAAAATGCTATAGATAAATTAACTATTTGGTTAGAGAATGTATCAACTGATGATGCATATATCATTGAGCGTATCATTGAAAAAGATTGCAAAATTGGTATGGGAACAACCTTCATGAACAAGGTATTCAAAGACCTTATCGAAGACACACCATACATGGGTGCAATATCGTTTGATGAGAAAAAAGCTCGTTCTATCTTTGATAATGGTGGTCGTGGTATATCTCAAATAAAAATGGATGGTCGTTATTGTAACGCTATCATTCGTTCTGGTGAAGTTGAATTGGAGAGTCGTAGTGGTGAAGCGACAATAGTAACTGGTGCCAAATTCTTGAGTGAATTAGCATCATTTCAAGATTGTGTGTTGAATGGAGAATTGACAATGGATGGCGTACCACGTTACGAATCTAATGGTATTATTGCTTCAGTTATTGACATACAAAGCAAACGTGGTGAACGCACAGAAAAAGAAACAGCTAAGAAGCTTGAAGCTTTTGAAAAGAAACATGGTAGCTTTGAAAAAGCTTTGAACTCTATTCGTTATACTGTATGGGATGTTATTAGTATTGATGAATATTTTAACAAACTTTCAAAAATACCTTATTTGGTACGTTTGGCTAAAGTTGAGCGTTTGATTTCCGAGTCTAACACCACTATGGTTAAGATGATTGAAAGTCGTATTGTACATTCATACAAAGAAGCTATGGACCACTTTCAAGAAGTCCTTGCAACTGAAGTTGATGGTGTCCCACAAGAAGGGACGATTCTTAAATCTGATGCTGGGACTTGGAAAGATGGCAAACCAAACTGGCAAATCAAACTAAAAATCGAGATGAATGTTGATTTAAAGATAGTTGGGTTTAATTATGGAACCAAAGGTACTAAAAATGAAAATGTTATTTCGTCTTTAGTATGTGAATCCTCTGACGGAAAATTGGTTACTCAACCACAAGGTTTGAAAGAATCTTATATGAAACACATAACTGAAAATCAAGATAAACTTTTAGGGTCTATAATTGAAGTTAAGTGTTCTGGTCTTTCTAATGACGTAACAGGTGCATATTCACTTATGTACCCAGCATTTAAAAGTTTTAGAGACGATAAAAATGTTGCCGATTCATTAGATGATATTATTGCTAATGAGAAAATGATAAAGGGTGTTACTGTTTAATGGCAAACCATTTAACATAATCTTTATATTGATTTAACACCTCTTTTTTTATAGTTTTACCAGTATAAATTGGTTTACCATTATTGTAGTATGATTTTCGTAATGCTTTAGTTGGTAAACCATTTTCTTTACATATAGTTTCAAAATCACCATTACAAATAAATTTTAGGTTGTTATTTGAATCGTAAATGTTTATTTTTATAGCAGCTGGGTTTTTATCTTTAACCATTTTACCTTTCATTCTATTAGACATTTTTATTTTCTCTTCATCAGAACGTTTAAGACCAGTGATAGCCTTAATAACATTTAATCTATGTGTTTCTGATTTTTTAATACCAGACATTTTTTTAGATTGTTTTTCTTTAGATTCATGAGTGCGTTTAGTACCTAATTTAGCTTGTCTCATTCGTTCTTTTGCTATTTCTGAAAAATAGTAATCTTCACGACCGCCACCACCTTTTGTCATATTATAGCCATTTACATAAGAATCAAACTTATTAATATATTTTATTTCTAATTCATTGGCTTGTTTAATATTTGTAATACCAGTTTCTAATATCTCCCAAGTAAAATTATCAATTGTGTATTTCCTAATAGCTTGATGAAACTTAAATTTACTTTCTATTTGGCTTTCATATATGTGTTCATATTTGCGGACGTTAAAATCACGGCTGGTAAGACCAATATAAGTTTTATTGTTAATTTTATTGGTAATTTTATAAATGATATATGTTTTATTTTTCACGTTTAAGTTCATTTTCTATTAGTATTTTAATCAATTTGTTCATTGAATAACCGTGTCTATCACAATGTGATTTAAACATGTTTTTAAGTTCTTGTGACATTCTGATTGGCCAGATAACATCTTTTTGTTTTTCTTTCTGCATAGTGTATTTCATTTGTTATACATATAAATATACCAATAAATTAGAAAAGTTAAATATTTTGTAAAATAAATTTGCAAGATTCAAAAACATTTTGTACCTTTGTATTAAAATAAACCAGTAACCCGAAAATAGTATTATAGAGTAGGGGTTTTAATTATAAATAATATGAGTTTAGTTAATTCAATGATTAATCAAATTAGACGTTAAAAAAGCATTATGAAAAAACATATTTCATTCCCATCTATTGAGCAATTTAGAAATGTTGTTGGCACCGTAAATCGCCAATACAATTTTGTTGGTTTGGATGAAAATGGTGAAGCTATTTATGATTCTTCACTACCTAAACCAGTTCTAACATTTAAAGGTACCGTCAAAATTCACGGTTGTTTTGACAAGGATAGTTTAGTTATGTTAGCTAATGGCGAAGAAATACCAATATCTGAAATTAATGTTGGTGACCAAGTTTTATCTTATGATATTGAAAATGGTAAGTTTATAGAAAAAGAAGTTTTACATACTGAAAATAAAGAGTCTGATAAAAAATGGTTAAAATTAATTTTTGATAATGATTCTTTTATTGAATGTACTGAAGACCATAAATTTTATACAATCAATAGAGGCTGGGTTGAAGCTAAAAATTTAACAGAAAATGATATTTTTTTGGAATCAATGATGATTTAGCATTAGTTTCGTGAATACCTACATATTTATATTAAATAATAAAATATAAATAAAGGTAAAATGATTCTAAAGACTTGGTGTAAATTAGTTAATGGTCGGTTTGGTTATGTTAAGAAAATATCTATGAAAACTGAACCTATAAACGAGGTTTGTTGTGATATATGTTGTAAAATATTTGAAGAAAGAGTTAAAGACACGTTAGAAAATGAAAATAAATGGGGTAAACAACTTTGTGGTCGGTGTCGTAAAATTGAAAATGGGAAAAATTTTGGTAAAATTGGTGGTAAAATTTTAAAATCTTTTACTAAAGAAGAAAAAAGTAAAATATCTAGTGATGCTGGTAAAATTTCACATAAGAAAAATCCAAATAATAAAGGTAAATTTAGTACTGAAAGGTGGAATAATATGAGTGAACTCCAACAAAAACAGCAAGTAACTAAAGCTAATAAAGCATTACATGATAAACTTAATAGTGATGAAAATTTAAAACGTGAACATTTTTTAAAGGTTTTTAAAAATAGTAAAATAGGTTTTACAAGTAAAGGTCATAACGAATTACATTTATTTTTAAAGGAGTTTGGTTTTAAGCAACATGAACAAATTTTAAATATGGAAGTTGATGAATGTAATTTAAACTTAAAAATAATTATAGAATTTAATGGTGATATGTACCATTGTAATCCTAGGAAATGGAAACCTAACGATTATAATAAAGTAATTAAAATGACGGCTAGTGAAAAATGGGGAAAAGATAGAAACAGGTATTATAAATTAAAATCATTAGGTTATATTACATTTGTCGTTTGGGAAGAAGATTGGGGTTTAAATCGTGAAAAAACTAAAGAAAAAATACTTAAATTTATAAATAAAAGAAAATATGAAATTAAAAAAAATTGAAAAAATTGAAAATAAAAAATCATATGATATATCTGTTAAAGATACTAATTGTTTTTTTGTTAATGGTATATTGGTCCACAACTCCAACGCTGGAGTTTGTTTTAACAAGTCAGATGGTATTTGGGTTCAATCACGTGAAAACATTATCACACCATTATCAGATAATGCTGGATTTGCTTTCTTTGTTGAAACAAATAAAACTGCTTTTTTGGAAATTTTAAATCAAATTGCTGAAAAATTTGAAATTAATTTAGATGAAAACACTATTTCGCTTTATGGTGAATGGGCTGGTTCGTCAATTCAAAAAGGTGTTGCTATCACAAACATCCCAAAATCATTTTTTATTTTTGGTATTAAAATAACACCACATGTTGAAACAGATGAAGAAAGAAAAGAAAAACCAGCATATTGGGTAGACTACACCACTTTTAAAAATGTTGAAGCGAAAATTTTCAATGTAAACGATTTTAAAACATTTGAAATCGAGATTGATTTTAAACATCCAGAATTGGTTCAAAATAAAATAGTAGAAATGACATTATCGGTTGAAGAAGAATGTCCTATTGCTAAAGAATTTGGTTTTTCTGGTGTTGGTGAGGGTATTGTCTTTACTTATGTAAATGATAAAGGTCAAAGAGTTTCTTTCAAGTCTAAAGGTGAAAAACATGCAACTGGTTCTAAAGTAAAAACAGTAAAACCAGTTGATGATGTTAGGATTGCAAAACTTCAAGAATTAGCTGATAAAGTAACACCAGAATGGAGATTGGACCAAATGTTAACTAATACATTTAATCTTATTAACGGTGGTGAATTAGATATTAAACGTTTAGGTGAATATATTAAAAATGTTTCGTTTGATGTTCTTAAAGAAGACGCTGATATTATTTCGGACGCTGGTTTTGAATTCAAAGATATTGTTAAGTATGTGTCAGAAATAGCTAAAAAATATTTTTTAGTTAAATATAATAATATTTAATAGTTATGATTAAGAACAGAGTATATAAATTAAAAAAAACGGTTGAGGTGGCGAGAGGATTGACTCTTCAAGCTGGTCAAGAAATTGAGATTGTGATGAATGTTGTTTATATGGGTGGTTTTATGCTACCTCCAGAAATGCAACCATTATTTTTAGAATGGATAAAAAATAACCCAGCGTTATTTGAAGACGACACACGTAATTGGTAATGGAACTAGTAACAACAAATATTTGCACCGCTAATCAGTTGGGTGTTCATTCAAATATGTTTGGTGGGGAAATGATGTCTATAATTGATTTGGCATCAGCAGCATACGCTGCCCAAATATGTGATTCGCCAAGAATGGTCACGGTAAAAATTGACGAATTAGTGTTTAAAAATCCTGTAAAAGTTGGTAATATTATTAAATGTTATGCAACGGTAAAAGAGTTTGGTAATACATCAATAACTCTTTATGTTGAAGTGCGTAAACACAATGTTTATACTGGAAAACAAGATGTTGTTGTGCATACAAATATTAAATTTGTTCATATAGACGAAGAAGGCAACCCAATACCTATTTCACAAAGAGTAAAAAATAGGTACGCTGACAGAATGGAGAAGTACGGAAAAGGTCTTTTAAGTTTTGAAGAATTACAAACTGAAAAACAAAACAATGGCAAAACATAAATGTGAATGTGGGAAAATGGCCGTGTGGGTCTATTTACCAGGATATTCAAACGATTCAAACCCTTACTCTTGTGATGATTGTGTGATACACCCAGATAATAAAATTGGTTGTTCTTGTAATTGGAATTATGGGTTAGAGCAAGAAGGGTTACCAACTGATAAACCAGAGGGTATTGAAAATAAAGATTGGAGATGGATTGAATATGAAGGTGATGAATATATAGGGCCGATTACAAAAGAAGATGGGTATTGGGTATACTTAGATGAACGTGGTAGACCACAGCCATGTGTAGAATATCATTACAGTGAAGACGGGTTTAAAAAAGAGACTTTCATTGATAAAATGATATTTGAAATTAGACATTATTGGTGTCTGTTAAAATACAAAGCTAGAAAATTTTTTAGAAAGATTTGGTAGTTTTGATTTTTTTTAGTACCTTTGTCAAATGAATACTAATATTTTAAAAACAGGTTATGAATGGTGTTTAGAAGCTAACATCAGACTTCTTAAATTATCAGATTGGGATACAGATAGCAATGATTACCCATTTTACGAAGAAGCTTATTATGAAGAAAAAATAGACGCTGAAACCTTCAAGTCTAGAATAAGCAATTGCACGGTTAAACCTAACTCACAACCTAGAAAAACAGAGATGTTCTTAGAATATCGTATGTATGGCTTGGTAAATTATCAATTAACTGGTACTATACATGCTGGAATACAATACGGTCATGCTGTTGTTGAATATGGTCAAAATGTAAAAGGCGCTGGTAAAATAGAAAAAATTTACGATAAGTGGGCCAATAAAGATAAAACATTTATTATTCTAAATGGTGGGACGACCAACAATAGTGAAACATATGTTGGTACGTTAAATAAACATCTAAAAGCTTTTTATGATACTGGTGTGCTTGTTTCTGCTTTTTATGAACCAGACTTAGGCAATCAATTGACTGCATTTGTATTTTTGGTTGATGAACGAGTTTTTAATAGAACTTTGTACCCAGATTTTGTTCCTGAGACTTTACCATATAGTAGAAAAAAACCTAGTGAAAAACAATTATTAGAATTAGAAGAAAGAAATGCTAATAACTACAAACATTGGGTGGAAAAGATAGGTGGGGAAAAGAACGTTTTCTTGAGAGAATATTTAAAACCTTTGAGGTTGGCTTAATGCAAGACAGAATTACTATAGATGGTAAAATAAAGTTCGAACCAATAGATAGAACCAATAAGCACCGTGAACAAGCTTCGTGGAAAAGAATTGCTATGGTTATATTTGATGGTGATGTTACAGACTATTATACTTGGTTTATAAAGAAACGTTATAGTTTAGAATTAAACAAACCTTTGAGAGGCGCACACATATCCTTTATTAACGATAGCATACGTGACTTGTCACAAAATGGTAAAAAACATATTACTGAAGTTGATGCTTTATGGAACTCATCAAAAACAAAGTGGGATAATCAAACGGTCTCGATAACTTTGTTACTAACACCATCTTTTAAAAAAGAATATTGGTGGTTAAATTTGGATGAAGAAAGCACCAGAAATTTATTAGGGATTAGAGCTGAATTAGGTTTGGGTAAACCATTTTTTGATTTGCACATGACAATTGGTTATGCAAATGAAAAGAATTCTTTTCACAACGAATATATCAAAAATGGAATTATTAATGGTTTTATTTGGTAATTAGAAAAATTTTTAGTAGATTTGTATTATGAAAAAATCAGAAATTTTAAAAAGACTAAGTAACGATGAAAAAAATAAATTATCTAAATTAGGTAATCGAATCATTGATGAATTTGATTCGCCACATAGTTTTATAAATAATGAAGAATCTAAAATTGCGTCACATATTTTTGTGATGTCAAAGTGGATAAATGAATTTGAGAGTCTTGGTTTAGATTGGGAGATAAATGTATCTGATGGTTTACCATTTATATGCATGGTTGATTAGTAAAAATTGTTGGTTGAGTAAATCGCAAAAGGTAAAAAAGTAAATTTTGAATTCATAGTTAAACGTAAATAAAATGGGATGGTTTGCCAGTACCAATAATTCTAGGATTAACCCCAAAAATATCAAAACAATATTGGTGGTTAACTTTGTCTGAAGAATCAAAAAATGATTTACAAGGTATCAGAGCTGAATTAGGATTAGGTAAACCATTTTTTGACTTACATATGACAATTGGCTATGCAAATGAAAAAAATATTCTTCATTCAAAATATATAGAACATTTATTTAAAATTAATTTTTTAACATGACAACAACAACAATCCTTTCAATTTTTGGTATCGTAGCTTCAAGTATAATATCAATTTGGGCTATATTAAAATTTATCGTATCTCAAAATTATAGATTAGATGATAATGTTAGTAAAATTCTAATTAAAAAATTTCAAAATGAAGCTACTTTTAAGTTTGAACTAAATAATGAGTTTAGTGTAAATAAAAAATATCCATCGATTTATGAAATTTTTTGTTATATTGATGGTTGTTTTTTTTTATTTAAAAGAAATGAAAGGTTATTAAATGCTGGATGGCAAAGCAAAGATACTGTTTCTGAAATATATTTCTTTAGATGGCAAAAAGATAAAGTTATAAATTACATCAAAACTATTTCTAGTGTAAAAGATAGTATAAATGTAATGCTATTAGGACCTCATGGTTCAGATAAATTAGGTGAATTACAAATATCTGAACCAACAATATCCATAGACAAAGATTTATATGAAGATATTGAAGCTGACATAAAAGATATGTTAGAAAATAAAAAATCAAAAACTGGATGTTTATTATATGGAAAACCTGGTACGGGAAAAACAAGGTTGGTAAAATATTTATCGCAAAAATATCTATTACCAATATATACAGTATATTTAAACCCAGATTTTAGCAATTTGGACGTATTAATGATGTTTAGTTCTATACCAGAAAAATGTATTGTTCTATTTGAAGATTTTGACAATTATTTTAATAAAAGAGATTGTACATTAAAGAATGAAAACATAAAGTTTACTTTTGATGCTATCATAAATGCTTTAGATGGAATATATAATGACTACAACCAAGTTGTTTTTATAATGACAGCTAATGATATTGACAAAATAGATGACTCAATAAAACTACGTTCATCTAGATTCAAATTTGTAAGAGAAATCACGTCACCATCATATGAAACTAGGTTAAAAATATTAGGAGATAAAACACTTGCTGAAAAAACAGAAGGTATGACAATAGACAAAATCTATTTTGTGGAATCTCTTATTGGTAAATATACTGACGACCAAATCATTGAAAAAGCAAATTTAAACGTTTAAATTTGGAATAATCAATTTAATTATGTACCTTTGTATTCACAAAATAAAATAATATGTTTTTTACACGTAAACACCTTTTAGAATACGGTTATAAAGTAATGGGGTTCGACTTTGGTAGAAATGATACATGTAATAACTATGTAAAATATTTTCCCGAACATAACTCAATGGTTGTATTTTCAACAGTATTCAATAATAGCGTATTGGTATACCGATTGACCAAACAACAATACGATGATTTCCAAGAAGGAAAATTTGCCTTGTCACACGATGGTAAAGGTTGGGGAAACACAGCATCTGGTTATCCAATAAAAAATTATGGTTTAACAATTGTATTTGCTGGCGGTGAAATAAGCAGAAGAAAATACTTGAAAGAAATGCTAGATGTGGCAGAAGAAATGGCACAAGGCAAAGAAATAGAATTTGAATTCGTAATTAAAAGAAAATAAAATGGGTGGAAGGGCGCTTAAAAATACAATTACTCGTAGATACGAGATAGCAGAATTTGACAGTATCAGTATTGAACTTATGGACATATTAAGGCCAGACTTTAAACGTGTGGTCATGCCTCTATTCTATAAAAACAAACCATCATTTGGTGATGCCGACATCATCCTATCAATGGAAGGTTTTAATGATAACATGCGTGATTATATCACTGATAAATTCAATCCAAATGAAATATTTCATAATGGGAACTGCTGGTCATTTGATTACAAAGAACTTCAAGTAGACCTCATTACAGTTTCAGCTGAAGACTTTGACACCAATGAAATGTATCTGTCATATAATGACCTTGGTAACTTTATAGGTCGTATAGCACAGGGATTTGGATTGAAGTACGGACAAGAAGGACTATGGTATGAACATTACTTTAAAGGTATGAACATCGCTCGTATTCCAATATCAAAGAACTATCAAGATATATTTAAATTTCTAGGTCTTTCTTATGAAAGGTATCTTGAAGGTTTTGATGAACTGGAGGACATCTTTGAATATATTGCAACTTGTCGTTTTTTCAACTGGAAGATGTTTCAACTGAACCAGTTGAATAAAATCAATCGTGATAGAAATGTAAAACGAAAATCATACATGACATTCCTTGAGTGGATGGATGCAAATGTTGCTGATGAGAATCACGAATACCAGTTTGATAAAACTCAAGAAGAATATAATAAAATGATTGCTGAAGCATTTCCATATGCCAATCTAGAATTAGAAATTCGTAAAGTTGAATATGAGTACTGCAAATCTTTTTATATCAAAGCTAAATTTAATGGTGGTGATGTAATGCGTAAGTATGGTCTAGAAGGAAAAGAATTGGGTGATGCTATGTCTGGTTTCAAAATATTCATCACTAATTTAATTGGTGCTGAAACATATGAAGATTATATCATAAACAGTTCAGTTGAAAGCATATACGAAGATTTTGAATCATATAAGATTATTATTAAACATATTAAATGAAAAAAATTAACAGCACTAACATTGATGAGGCCCCAACTGGCAGCATTAGAACAAATTCTGGAACATTTGTTAATGTTTTTGACACCAACCCAGATTCAATTAAAATTGAAGATATTGCTCATGCCTTATCTCGCTTACCAAGATTTGGTGGTCATCTAAACAGACATTATTCTGTTGCTCAACATAGCGTATTATGTGCTGAAATGGCCAAAACCAAAAAGGACAAAAAAGCTGCGTTATTGCATGATGGAAGTGAAGCGTATCTGTTGGATATGCCGTCACCAATCAAAGTAAGAATGGGTGAATATAAGCAATATGAAGATAAGCTTATGGGAATTATCTTTAAAAAGTATGATTTGGAATGGCCATTGAGTAATAACATAAAGAAAATAGATAGAAAGATGTTATTGATTGAGTGGGCTAACTTAGCAGTAATTGACAACAAAGAATTCAAATGTTGGACTCCCAATAAAGCTAAAAAAGAGTTCATGAAACTATACAAACAGTTGTTCAAGTAATTATTTAAAAAAAGGGTTGTTTTCTTTCATAAAGGTAATTATTTCATCTGCTTTTTTACATTCTGCAATGAAGTTGGTAACTTGGTCGTCAGTCAATGTAAACCATTCGTTATCAGCTTCAGTTTTTTGTGGATGAAAATTACCATGTAACCATTTTTCTAATTTTATATAGTTATTGGTTTCATAAGTTTTTAATAAACTAATTACGTTAGAATTCCCAGTTTGCAACTCTTTACACCTAATATCAACATTTCTTTTGGTGATACCAATTTTATGACGTTCATTTCCGTCTTTGTCAACTTCCAATAAAAGGTATAAATAACCCATAGAATAACATTAATTAAATAAGATAGATAAGTAAATATTAAAGCTCACTAATTGCTTTATTGATTAAACGTATTAATAAGATGCTTTTGTAAGTTAAAAACACATCAACGTGGTCATTAAACTTTGCTATTACATTTATAGGTTTGTTGTCAATTCTAATCACCTCATCTTCATGATATGCTCTAGATAGAATTTTAAAATACTTAGATTTAAAAATGAATTCGTTTGGGTTTGTCGTATATTCTAAAACAAAAGCCATTCTTAAATCTTTCGCAATAATTTCTTTTAATAGTTCTTTTCTTGCTTCTGGTGTTTGATAATCATTAAAATTAATACTACTTGCTACTTCATTTAAAATATCATGATTACCAAATATTGAAGCGGAATCAAAATTTGTTGACCAACTTTGAACTTTGTTTCTAGCTTTATAAACATAAGGAAATGGTTTCTGAAGACTTATTGGTTGTTTTGACCTTATGAAATACTCAGCTGGTAATGTTAAACCACGGTATACCTTTGTTTTTTCTGGTATAAGCACTTCAGGATATTGTTGCATACAACCTTTAAGATTCTTAACCACTTTTATAAAATCTGACTCAGTTGCTTCACCGTACTTGTTATCAGTAAAATCTTTTATATCATCAACATATTTGTTTTCGATTCCAGTGTTTCTTTCTTTTCCACCTAATTCATCAGCAAAAAGTTCGTTACCAAACTTTTTAACACACGCTTCAATTTCAATCTCATTTATAAGGTTATTATATACTTCTAGGATTTTCATTATATATAAATATTAATTTTTTGTAAAAAACTTGATAAATTCACAAATGTTCTTTATATTTATAAATATTTATTAAAAACATGGGAAGACCATTTAACAAAAAAGCATACGATTCTTTTGATTTAAAAAATAAAAAGGAATTGGTTAATATGATGTTAGCTAAAGGATACTCTTTGGTTGGAGCTATAGAGACTGAACATTTTAAAAAATATGATATTAAGTTTACAAAAGATGGGGGTGAGATTTCATTTGAAAATGAAACTAGAATGAATTTCGTAACCATTAGAGATGTATATTCAACCATTCATATTCCAATAAGGAAAAAAAATACACAAGCCGATTATTATATTGTTTGGAAACCAGAACTTGATGAATTTTTTATGATTGATAAAAAAACCATAGAAAAATACAAGAAAAAAGTCGTTACAATATCGTGTAATGAATCACATGTGGATGATAGTTATATTGATTCTTTTATAGATATACCAAAAATAGAAGCTGTTTTATATTATAAAAAAGGTAGTAAATGGAAAATAAAAAACAAACCCCAACAATAGTGGTTAACTTAAACAAAGAACCTTATGATGTTTACATAGGTAGAGGTTCAAAATGGGGAAACCCATATACAACCATAAAAGATAAAGAAACTTTAGCTTGTGAAATAGTCGATTCTTCTGAAGAAGCTATTTCAAAATATAAAGAACACATCCTATCAACACCAGAACTATATGATTCACTTCATGAATTGGAAGGGAAAACACTTGGGTGTTTTTGCAAACCAAAACCATGTCATGGGGATGTGTTATTGGAATTAATCAGTCAAAAAAACTTAAAAAATTTTTTTGTTAAAAACGTTAAATAACTTGCAACTATAATATCTTTTATGTACATTTGCATTATTAATAACAATTCATAAAAAAAAAATTATGAGTAATACTAGAACAGAACAAAGCGTTAAAAATGGTATCAAAATTTTGAAAATCGCTATCAGACGCAACATTTCACTTTCAGAAGCATCACGCCAAGCCAATTATGGCCGTAACTATGTTTCTGATATCAAACTTCGTTTGAGAGAAAATTATCGCAGCAAAAACGTAACGAAAGAGACTTATGCTCAGTTCAATGCGTTGATGAAAGAATACGCTGGGTAATTAAAAAAAAAGTTTGAAAAAAACTTGACAATATCAAAAAAAGTTTGTACCTTTGCATAACTTTTAAAAACAAAGACATATTTAATTAAAACGGGGAAACCCAAAAACAAAAAAAAAATGAGAACTTTTGCTAACATATTCGATTTTGCGTTTGAATTCGCAGCCGAGGCCGATAAAAGCCTAGGGGTCAAGTATATTGTCAAAAGTTAACATAAAAGTTAAGTGTGTGATAAGAAGCCTGACCATAAAAAGTCAGGCTTTTTTGTTTTAAAACATATGGGACGGTAGCTCAGTTGGTAGAGCAGTGGCCTGAAGAGCCACGTGTCGCTGGTTCGATTCCAGCCCGTCCCACGCATGGCACCATCGAATAGTGGTTAGTTCGTCTGGTTTTCAACCAGAAAACAGGGGTTCAATTCCCCTTGGTGCTACAAAATGTTACGGTAGACTAGCCTCTAGTCAACGTTGGGTCCTTATATGGAATATTAGTAGAGTTGGTTACAATATCGCACTGTCACTGCGAAGGTCACGGGTTCGAATCCCGTATATTCCGCCAAAAATGGTAATCGTTATTTTTGTGGTGGCCACCACGAATAATGAAAATCCATACTAAGTAACGAATGATGGCCATCAATAGTTATTTAGTTAGAGGATGTAGTTTAATTGGTAAAACTCTGGCGTGGAGCCAGAAGTTGTGGGTTCGAACCCCATCATCTTCCAAATATGGGGTGCCATGTACCAAGGCTGGCGAGAGACCTTTGCAAGGTTTCTGGTAGGATTCGATTTCCTAGCGCTCCACAAAGCTCCGAAAGGGGCTTTTTTTATTTGTTTGGATATTTATGAAAAAGCAACTTTAAGATGAAAATTTCAAATATATTTAAAGAAATCATTAATGAAGATTTCAAGTCGCAGACAGCTAATTTTATTAAACAAGGTTTCGATGCTAATATTGTTAAAACATATATTGATAAGTTTAAGTATATTAGAGATAACAAGTTCAAAGAAATGTTTGATGATAAGTTAGACATTCCAGTGCCACCTCAAAAACGTAACGATATTGATGCTTATAAAGATTTCCATGATTTGGAAAGGTTGGTTGATTATGTTGGTGGTAGAAGACAAGGTGTTTCAACACTAGGTAAGAAAGAAGATATAGAATTGGACGCAAAACCAGTATATGAAGATGACAATTTTATTGTTTACTATGCCGATACTCCAAGAGCTTGTATAAAGTATAAGGGTAGTTTTCCTTATTCATGGTGTGTAGCTAGAAGTGATTCTTCTAATATGTTTTACACATATCGTTTTAAACCTTATGAGCCAGCTTTTTATTTTGTTAAAAACAAAAAATTGACCGAAAAAGAATTTGGTGTTTGGAATATGACTAAGAATGTTTTTAAAGGACAGTTTAAATATCCATATCACTTTTTTGTTATTCAAGTACCAAAAAACATAGACATTGAAAGTGATGAAAATGAACAATATATTGTTACTTCAGCAAATAATGATGGTGACAAACAGATGAGTTGGAAAGATATATTAAAACTAAGTCCGAATATTGCACAAATAAAAGAAGTACTTAAACCAAAACCTTTTACAGATGAAGAAAGGGAAAAGAATAATAGATTTAAGAATGGTATAAATGACCAAGAATTTGCTAAACTAAGTTATGAAGATAAAAGAAGTTATTTGGACATTTATCCAACAATATCTAGACCAATTACAACAAAACAATTGATTGAACTTCCAGATGATTTATTAAACCTTTATGTTTCTTTTGGTATAGGTTTAAATGACGAACAATTCGCACACATAAAACCAAAAAAAGATGTTTTAAAAAGATACACGCAAATAAGTAAAAGAAAGTTAGAAGAGTATTTAAAAAATTCTACATATGACCGTAGAAGATTAAGAATGGCATACACTGAACTTATTGTTTTGTCTGATGAAGAAATTAAGAGTTATTTAGAAACATTAGATAAAAAAGAGTTAAATAGATTTATTAAAGACAATGGTGAAGATAAAATAGAAATGTTGGAGAAACATGTTTCAGATAAATTTACCAGTGAATTTAAAGATTTAAAAACTATTGTTTTAAAAGCTAAAGACGATGACGAGGAAGCCTTGAATAAATTATATTCAATGGTACCAGAAAATGTTGATATAACTTTTTCTAACTCTGGTAATTTTATAATCATAGACACCAGCAATTACGGAAGCATATTACAAAAAAGAATGAGTAGTAACGTTTATGAATTATTAGAAAGAGTTGAAGAAGATAGACAATGGGGTGGTAGTTATTACGATGATTATTTTTATGATGACCCAGAAAGGTTGGATGAAGAATATAAACATTATCTTACAGAATTTATAAATAACAATAAAGATTTAAAACAAGAATTCGATTCATTTGGTTTAGAGTTTAATTTTGAAACTGTTGATGATTTATTAGAAACTTACAAAGAAAAAGATGGTATCAGAGAAACGATTAGTAGTGAATATACTTACGCTAAAGAAAAATCCGAACAAAAAGCTTGGGATAAAGTAAAAAATGAGATTAAATCTATTGTTTATTTGTATGATGATGCTTTATACATGAAAGTTGGTCCGTTCATAATGAATTTGCTTTCTTATAAATTATTTACAACAGATGCTGAACAGTTTATAGATAATTTAGGTGATTTTATTGATAATATGTTAAATGATAATGATTTACCTGATAATATGGATACAGTTTGGGAGGAAGTTAATGAAGCTGGTTGGAATTTTATGGATGTTGATAATGATGAAATATATAGGACAATAAAGAGTAATATTTCAGATGCTATAGATAAGTTTTCTAACGATGAAGGTGCTCAGGATGATACTGAAGAACAACCAAATACGGTAAAATTAAAATCAGAAATTATTACCCTTTTAAAGAATACTTTAAAAGGTTTGGGTCAAAGTCCAGATGCAAAGACGATAGAAAATGATATTGCAAGGATAGATATTGACCGCCAAAGATTTAAGTTAGATGGTAAGGTTTACATAAAAATATATGATAAACAGCAAAAAAAAGAACATGAAGGTTATGTGTTTATCAATGATTTACCATCATATTTTAGAAACTACAAACTTTTTGAACAAGTTAGTAGAATTAAAAATTTAATGAGGTATTAATTGTAAAAACCAATTTTTTTTAGTAGTTTTATTTTATGAAAAAGAAAATATTACAGTACTTTGCTAATCTCATACTAGATTTAGCTAAAAAAGTTATGGATGATAATGAATCTAAAGCTTTTCAGAATATTTATAATTTTGGTATTTGGTATGATACCATGTGTGTCTATTATTTTGATGTTGAATTACAATAATTTTTTAAAAACACTTGCATGGTATGAATTTATTTAGTACCTTTGCGTTATCGAAATAAGTTGTTTGACCAAACAATGAGTAGGGTGGTGGATTGGAGAGGCGTTTCTCTAGGTACGCACTAAGGTAAAAGCATATTGGGAGGTGGCCAAATTGGTAAAGGCAGCGGTAATGCAAAAAGTTTAATCTGTATAAGATTAAGTTCAGCAAAAAAAAAGCTAATGGAAACCGCCATTTGTAGGTTCGAGTCCTACTCTCCCAACAAAAAAGGACATACTTGTGTAACACTAGGTTGGCTCCCTTTCCCACATTTGGGATATAACCAAAAAGAGCTATGGCTGACCATGGGCAACCGATGAATTTAAAATGATTCATATACAGGGGGTGAGATAGTGTGAACGATTTCTAGGGTCTAGGTAAAATCCCCACAAGTCCCTGTTCTTATTAAAATATGAAAAACTTTATAGAATTTTATTTTTACGGTGAAATGCTTGAAAAAACTTATTGGGAGGTACAATTGTTAGCACCCATAAGGTCTTTTAAAGATGGTATAACCTTTTTTAAATTTGATATAAATTTGGATAGATATAAAAGCGAACACACCCCAGCTTTTCAAATTGAATTCACTTTATTTAACCTATACAACCATCTGTTGATATATCAAAACAATTTTGAAGATGAACTTGACGATTAAGTCTTTTATTAGTATATTTGTATAACGAATATATTTATAAAGGCCGTGGTCCTTACACCAACAAATAACGATTAAATTTAAAAAAACATAGAATGAAAAAAATGTTTATAGGTTTGAGTCTAGTGGTTCTTTTAGCTTCTTGTGGTAGCAATAGCACTAATGTCGAAGTTCCAGCTCCAGCTTCAGATTCAACAGCAACTAGTGTTTATACTGGTGTAGCACCATCTGTTGATACAACAAAAGTTGTAAAATAGTTTTCAATTAACGAGATGTTGATTCGTCTCGTTTATTCTAGGTAAAACCATAAGAACATTGTTATATGATAACTATGTTGTGACTAAATGTAAAATAATGGACAGTGGTGAATGTAATAAACAGGAAAATACTGGGGACAGTATGTCTAGCGTAAAATAACACCTAATAGTTCATCAATCTTATTTAATTCATTAAATTTAACCCTAATTAAGTTAGGGTTTTCTTTTTGGTCACAATACAATGTTTTAATTTTATCTCGTTTCTTTATTAATGCCAAATTATTGTTCTTATTATTAAAAACACTAACCTCTTTAAAATGTTGTTCTCCATCATATTCTATACATACATTATATTCTGGTAAATAAAAATCAAACGGTAATGGTCGAATATCACGACAGTCTGAGAATTTATGTTGTCTATTGTAGTGAATCTTATGTGTATCCAACCATTTAGCTATTTCACGTTCACCCTTAGATTCACGACATATTGGACAACCATTTTTATTTGATATATGGTCATTTGGTGTCTGCTCAAACTCACCATGTTCTGGACATATAATGGTAACTTTTTTATTTATTTTTTCATAAACTACCTTAGAGTAATCATAAAAATTACCATGTACCTCAATTGATTTTTTTATGAAATATTCATTATTTTTAGTTCTATTATTAGACCTAGTTAGTAACCCACATGCTTGACATCCATAACCAAATAAATGATTGGATACCGTTTGCTCAAACTCACCGTGTTCTGGACAACCTATTTTTATTTTCTCACTAGTTTTGTCAAACGTGACTTTAGAGTAGTCATACTTGTTATTATGTTTTTTATTTGCTTTTAATAGGAATGCTGCTAAATTTATTTTTACACCACCGTTACATTTAGGGCAACCGTGATTTCTAACATGACTATCTGGTGTCTGCTCAAACTCACCATGCTCTGGACATATTATGGTAACTTTAACGTGTGGTCCTAGATAGACTACTTTAGAATAATCGTATTTAGTACCATGACTTTTTATTGCTCTAGCGATAAAATTCTTTTGTTTAGTTTCTTGATTCATATATTATAAATATCTGTCATTTTATTAAAAAACATTTTTTTAACAAAATACTTTCGAATTTTTAAAAACACTTGCATAATAGAAAAAAAATTTGTACCTTTGTGTGTAATTTAAGAATAGAAAAATTTATGGATGTGATTGAATATATTGTAACTGATATTTTTGAAGGAAAATATAATAACGTTTATGATTTGGAAAACAAATTTTATGATGACATTAAACTTCGTCTAAGAAATGAGTCTGAAAAAAATATTTTTTTTTAGAAAGATTAAGAACTTCTATTATTTCAGAAGGTGAAAATTATATAAGAAAATGCAATTGTGGTAAGGCCAGCTGTGGGTATGTATCTATGAAAAATAGTTCAATAAAAATTATAGATGCTTTAATTATGGAATTAAAAGAATAGTCGGTGATATTGAAAGAAGAGGTAAATTTATTTACATAACAGGAACAAAAGAATAAAAACATGACAGAAATTAAATTTAATTTAACGCTTAATTTTAACCCAGATGCATCTGGGTCACCTAGACCAACAATAATTAACTTACCAGAAAACACTGATGGTGGTTTGACATATATCTTTGATGAAGTAATCATACCACACTCAAAAGAGTATTTAAAAGAAATAGAAAAAAATGATTTTACTGATTTTTATTACTACATACTAGAAAATATTACATTTAGGGATAGTAACGGTAAATTTCAACATTTTAAAGGTATTGATTACGAAGCTATTATTGAATCAACAGAGGAAAAGACCGTATACAAAAATTTTAAAATTATTTATGAATAAGTAATATTTACTTATAAATAAAAGTGTATTATAATTAATTATGGATAAAGGTGAGAGTACCAACAAGGAAGAAGATAGGTACCATTTGTTTGGCCGTGGCCAGTTTCCTAAACCCTTTTGGGTTCGATATTTTAGTTTACAAATTAATGTCATTAACCAACGACTATTGGACCACAATGCATATATTATATGTATCTGCGGCCCTATTCTTTGGGGTCTCTTATATTTCATTTAAGTTAGGTAAAAAAATACTGGCAAATGTTACCATGACTATGGCTTTATTTTTAAATCCTTTTGGTTACGATTTGATAGTTTTCTTTATAAATGAAATGACTCATAGTTATTGGGTTACCATGTCTGTTATGTATTTAATGTCTGGGTTGTTTTTTTCTGGTTTTATGTTTTTTTACAATATAAACCTAATAAACGTTTTAAAAAACAATATTTATCAATATATAAAAAAAAAATTAATCAAAAATGGATAAAACATTTGATGACTTGTTCAATGAGTTCTTAAAAAGAAACAAAGAAACAATGGGTGGCGACCCTATGAGTGCTTTTAAAAATGAAGCAAAAAAGTTAATTGACATGATTAAGAATTTTGAGAGCGTTGATGATGTAGGTGATGAATTAGAGAAAAAAATGGATGTAACATTAGGTAAACCAGATAGAATAGAAACATACTTAGATGGTATTTTCTTCTTTGAAAAAAGAATCTGGTACACACCAAATGGTGAGATAGTAAAGATAACTGCATCTGATAACCCAAATAAAATCAAACCCCAAGAAACTGAAAAAAGTCTGGAAGAACAATTAAAATATGCTATTTCAGAAGAAAATTATGAAAAAGCCGCTGAAATAAGAGACAAAATAAAAATGCTTGAAGCCAAGCCAGACAAGGCTTCTGGACAAAAAATCAAAAAAAGTAAAAAAAAATCTAAAGCCAAACATGTCTAAAAAATATATCAAAAAGTTTAATAATTTGGCTGAACTTGAACCAAAAGTCAGTCACATGGTATATTCCAAAGTTGATGGGTCAAAAAATAAATATCGTTTTGACTAAACGCTAAACGTTGAATATTTATAGTAAAAAAACATGAAACAGTTTATCAAAAAAATATTAACAGAAAATCTTAACACTATATATGAGATTGACCTTCAAGGGGCGTTTAAAGATGTATCTTTTAAACAGTTAACTGTTGATGAAGCCAGAGAATATTTGGAGAGAGTAATCGCAAATTGCGAGAAAAAACCAGCTGAAAGAGAAAAACTAGCGACAAATAAACCTTATATACATGGAAAAACAATTCCAAAAGGTGTTGAAGGAGAAATAGATATGGATGCGTTCATTAAGAATATAACTTCTATGCCAAAAGAAATTTTGAGCGTAAACGCTAAAATGGAAAAATCGACTGCTGATAATTCTCTTACTGTTAATATTGGTATACCAGCTTTAAGAGGTTTGGTTTATGATTTGGAAGCTGGTGTTTTTTATATCGTTAATACGTGTCCAGGGGCTGGAGCCTGTGCTTTATTTTGTTATGCAAGACAAGGTAGTTACGTAATGTTTCCAGGGGTTTTTGTTAAACAAACCAGAATCTTAAATTTGCTTCTTAATTTCCCAGAGAGATTTGAGAAATTACTATTAAGAGAATTAGAAGCTGTTGCGTTGAAGAATCCAGACAAATCAATAAAGATGAGGTGGAATGATGCTGGTGATTTTTTCAGCCAAGAATATTTTAACATAGCTTATAGAATAACCAAACAATTAAAAACTGATGGTTATGATGTAACTTCATATGCATATAGCAAGATGGCCAATGTAGCCAACTTAGAAGACGAAGATTTTGTTGTCAATGTATCTGGAGATATCAATGTAAAACAGTCTACGCAGATAAAAGACATTGAAAGCAAAAAGAATCAAGTTACGGTACCTAAAGTTTTATTTGATGATTTATTGGTAAAAGACAAAAAAGAATATGCGGTAGATGAAAAAGGCAAAGTTATATTTAAACAAGGAAAAGATGGTGTTGATACTTTGAAGAAAAGAATTTCTTTAAAATATGACGTTCCAGATGAAACACTTTTGACTTATGATGAAATGTTGAAGACACCAAAAGGTGAAAAGAACCAGTATAACGTAGTGATAATGCCAAAAGGTGATGGGGATGTAGCGGCACAAAGAACAGATGTAAAAACCAGTTTCTTATTAATCCACTAATGATAACGATAGCTTTAATCACATTACTAATTAAAATATTGAAAAAGCGTAGTATCTCTTGTGTACGTTATCTACCTTGACCTCTGTACTTTTTTGGTTTTTCGGCTTTAGGTCCGAATTTTTTTTTAGCTTTACCTTTGCATTTCTTTTTACCAAATGTGATAACTGATGAAACAGACGATTTTAAATCTTTTTTTGCCATTTTGTGTTTTTATTAATAAATAGTTGCTTTTTTAAAAAAATTATAGTACCTTTGGGAAAACCAATATGAAAAATTTAATTATTATAGACATCGACACTGAAAGAGAACAGGTGGTCAAAATAAACAAACCAACTGATTTTGTAATGCCCACCACACCAGATGAGGCTAAAAAGATGATAACTGATGATATATCTTGCACACTTGAGGCGTTGTGTACGTTGATTTATGTTTGTGAACAAAACAATTACGGAAACAAAAAAGACTTGGTTAACACATGTATAAAATATTTAAATGACTTGTCAAACCAAAATAAATAAATCAAATAATTTGCTAAATCGATATTAATTTTGTACCTTTGCTTGAAACAAAAAAAAATATGGTTGAAAAATGCGTTGCAGTTATAGATTCTTGTTCAACACAAGAGCAGTTGAAAAGTGCTGTAAACTATGTGTGGTTGGCTTATAACTATATAAAGGATAGTTGTATTCATGATGAGTTAATTAAATTGATAAAATTAAAAGAGAGAGTGTTAAATTATGAGCAAATTAAGAAAGGAAATAATAGGTGATGAGCTTTATCTTTTTAACGAAAAAAACGAATTAATATTTAAACGTTGGTTAAAGTGGGGATATTCTAAAGTGTTTGATGTTATGACATATGGTAAAAACGATACCTATGTTTCTGTTACTGATAACGGTTTAAAATACAAAGATAAACAAGTTATCAATAGTCGTAGCGACATCAAATAATCTTGTTATTAACAAGGACAAAAAGTTTCTTAAATACTTGTTAGTTTTAAAATAATTTAGTACCTTTGTGATTCAATCAATGAGTAGCAAAAGAAAAAAATATCATATCATTATTATTTGGTAATTAAAAAATTAATATGACATTAAAAGAAAAAATTAACAATGATTTCATGGAAGCTTACAAAGCTAAAGACATGGAACGGAAAAATTTTTTGGGTCTTATAAAAGGCACGATTCAAACGCAAGAAGGTAAGATGGTGGAATCGACAGATGAAAACGTTTTAAAGGTTCTAAAAGCTTTAGAAAAAGGTTTGGTTGACACATTAGAAGCTAAAGAAAAATTAGGTCAAGATTTAACCAAAGTTAAAAAAGAACTATCTTATTTAACACCATATCTACCAGTTCTAATGAGCGAAGAAGAAATTAATTCTATAGTGAGTGAATTGATGACTAGAAATAACGTTAATAAAAACCAAGGCTTCCTAATGGGGTTGTTTAACAAAGAACAAAAAGGAAAAGCTTTTGACAATAAAACGGTGAGTAAAATTATATCTGAAAAATTAGTTTAATGAGTTTAACGTTAATATTTTCTATATTTTTCATGCATTGATTTTTAACTTTTTATTTGCTAACTTAATTAATAATATATGACAACAGAACAAATCCATGCGAGCTTGGACAATATGCTTGGCAATCCAAAATCTAAAAACTTTTTAAACCACTTGGTTAGGTCTTATGTACCTGTGAGCAATGTTGATAAAGTTTGGAAAAAACCAGAGGGTGATTTTAAATGTTCAATAACAAAAGAGCCGTTGATTTCTGCACAAGAAATTATGGATGGTATCCAAACTGAAGAGTTCAAAACAGATTTCATGAATAATGTTAAATCTATATTTGACGAAAACTATTATAAGACATCACCATTTGCCAAACTTATAGGTGATAAAAAGTTAGGTGTCACTGGAAAGGATACGACAACATTTATGTCATATTCTGTGTATCAAGAATTTTTTAATTGGGTGATTACCAAGTCACTTAAGGGTGATAAACATATCAATTGGTTATTGGGTTCAATAAAACGTGAGACTTTTGTTGAACGTGCCTCAGAGATAGAGGATAAAGAAGTGAAAGAAAAAGCGCAAAAACTGAAAAAAAATAGTGGTAGTGCAACCTATACAATAGGAGATGCTAGCGATGTTCTATTAAAATTAAAAGAAAAATTTAATAAATAAGCAAAATGGGTAGAGGAAAAACAATTAAGTCAGAAATAATCACTAAAATACTTGAAGATTTAGAAGATGAAGCTATTCAACCGATTGATATTGAAATTGATGATTTTGGTATCATAGTACGAGAACCAGAAATAGAAGAAGACGAGGATTATTTGTCAAATTCGTTGACTGATGACATTACCTTCATTGAGTTTGCAATAGTAAATGCATTTTTGCATTCTTCATATAAGAACAAACAAAAAAGTATTGAAATTACGTCATATGGGAATGTTGATAATGTTGGTAGAGTTAGTTTTGGTGGTATATATGAAGTTACTGGTTCTTATTGGTATGCTGCTAAATTAAAAAATGATGAGGATGAGTACATCATTCAAACTAGAATGTTCCAAGACAACAGAAATGATGTCTGCACTCAATTGACTATTAGTAGCAAAAAGGGTAATACACATAGTAACTTTGAAAAATTATTTAAAGATATTATTTCACTGGCGTTTAACAATTCCGAGTACAAAGGTAAGTGTATAAAAGTTAAACTTAGAGAAGGTCGTTTTACAAGTATTGAAATCATCAATATTGAAGAATCAAAAAATGAACTAATACTAAATGATGTTCAGAAAAAATTTATTGAACATTTTATAACACGTGTGTCTAAAGGTGGTTATGCACGTTACTTGTTGAATGGTGAACCAGGAACTGGTAAAACTGAAAGTATACGTGAAATTGCGAGAAGACTTATTCCACAAGTTACTTTTATTATACCAGAGTTTGTCGATACTAACGACCTTACTCTTATCTTGGAAGCTTGTGAAATTTTTGAAAACGGAGTTATCATAATGGATGATATAGATTTATATCTGGGTTCACGTGACAATGGGAGTTACACTCGCTTATTAGGTCAATTCTTATCATTCTTTGATGGTGTCAAGAAAAGAAAAATAAGTTTGTTGGCTTCAACAAATGATAAGGGATTGGTTGATAAAGCAGCTGAAAGGCCAGGTCGCTTTAATTTCACTTTGGACTATAGTTTCTTAAACGAAGAACAAATTGTTAAAGTTTGTGATATCCACTTATCGGAAAAATGGAGAATAAAAGAAGTTTATGATGCATTAACTGGTACAATAAATGGTAAAAAAGTAAATATAACTGGTGCCTTCATCGCTAACTTGGCCGATAACTTGAAAGAAATGTCTGATGGTGATGATAACTGGGGTATTGATGATACAGTTTCTTTAATAAAAGAATCGTACAAGGGATTCTACGCCAGTCAATTAGAAAAAGAAAAACAAACCTTGGGGTTCAAAGTATAAAATACTAATGTATGAATGTAGCGGTTATTGGTAGCCGAAGTTTTAAAAACTTCGAATTGTTAAAGAATACATTATCCAAAATTGAGATTAGTTTGATTATTTCTGGTGGTGCTGATGGTGCTGACTCTATGGCAGCGCTTTATGCAAAAGAACATTCCATACCAACAAAAATATTTTTACCTGATTGGAAAAAATATGGTAAATCAGCTGGCATGATAAGGAACACAGATATAATAAATGAGTCTGATATTGTTGTTGCTTTTTGGGACAATCAGTCAAGAGGAACGTTTGACGGTATAGAAAAAGCGAAAAAATTAAACAAAAAATTAATTTTGATAACCTTTGAAAATTGAAATAAAAACAGTATATTTGCAATTATAAATTATAAGTATGAGTAAACAAACGATTAGTGTTGGCGTAGCCAATGAAAAAGAAAAGAACATTGAAGTTGAAGAACTAAAAACATGGACACCTAAAAACATCAGTTATTTTAGTGACACCGTGTACTTTAAACATGATGGCACTTATTTTTCCATGAAAAGATTAGATTACGACAAAATATTTAACCAAAAAATGGATAAGTGATATGAAAAAACTAAATTTATTTTTAATTTTTGGTATGTTGGTTGTTTTATCAATGTCTGGCTGTGCAGATGCTATTAATGTTAAAGATTGTATTGAACCATCTGAACATGTTTATGGTTTTTGGGGTGGTACATGGCATGGGGTCATTAGTGGGTTTTCATTCATTGGTAGTTTGTTTAGTGATGATATTGCTGTATATGCTATTAACAATAACGGTAGCTGGTATAACTTTGGTTTTGTGGGTGGTTTGTTTCTTATTTTAAGAATATTTGCACAGATAATAAAAAGCTTAAGTAAAATAAAATAATATTAATATGAGTGTAATTAAGTTTGATTTAAAAAAAGAGCATGTGCTTTTACTAAAAAATTTACGTTGGAGCGTAAATCATCAAGGCATAATTAGTGGTGTTGCCGATGAGGGTGATGAAACTGCGCCACCATTTGGTGAATATAATATTCACGATGCTATCAATTTAATATTGAATGGTAAACCTAAAGATATTGATTTGTTGACACACGATTCTTTTTTTACATATAAGGATGAAGAAATTGCTGAATGGGATAAGTTATATTCAGAACTACCAACGGCTTTAGAAATAATTTTATTCAATGGTAATTTTGAGTTAGGTACATATAAAACAAAATTCCATCTTCGTGATTGGAAAAAACTATAAAAAAAAACTTTTATGAGTGAAAATAAAAAATCATATGCTATCGTAAAAACTTTCAATCTAGTTGATAAATTAGATACTGTTTTGCTGGTTGATATACATTCTGAAATTTGGGAATTTGATAATTTTGATGAAGCACAAGCGATAGCTGACATATTAACAAAAAACTCTGATTATGGTTGTGTTTATTTTGTAAGGTCTATAAATAATATTGAACAATAAAATATACCGTTTAGATTTGCTATATATAATTTTTTAGTATATTTGCAAAATAACATTTTATAAATAAAATTATTGATGAAATTTAAAGAATTAACTAATGAAACAATTGATAAAGCTAGATTGATTTATCTAGACAAATCATTATCGTGGGATAACAGAATGAAATTATTGATGGATTTGTTTGACCGCTCTGAGCGAACTGTCCGTAAATGGTGTAGTGAAAAACTTTCATTCAAAGAAAAAGTTGATGTTGAACCAGAACAATATGTTAAAGCACAACAAAGACAATTCAACCCAAATAAATCTAGATTTATTATAACATGGGCTCAAAATGATACGCATATTCATAAAGGGTTTTTAAAGAACATAGAAGCGTATGCTAATGAGATTGATGCTGATATTCATATAATACTTGGTCGATACAAGAATCCGACATCTGTTTTTACTGACAAAGACCATGAGACATGGGACCCAGATGTTATAAAATATTCTGATGCCAACAGACACAACATTCACAAATATGTGTCAATAATGTCCGATATTAAAATTCAACCAACTGCAACCAACCCAATGAGTGGTATGCAAGGCATGAGTGGTGTTAACTCTTCTATTTTTGGTTCACCAAAGGTTCAGTTAGAAATGATACCAGTTCTTGATGAGAGTAAGCCAAAAATGATGCTAACAACTGGCGCTGTTACTCTTAAAAACTATACTGACTCAAAAGCTGGCAAGAAAGGTGAATTTCACCACACATTTGGTTTTGTTATCGTTGAGATAAAAGATAAAGATGTTTTCTTTGTCAGACAAGTAACCGCTGATGACAAAACTGGTTCTTTTAGTGATTTGTATTACAGAGTTGAAAATGGTTCCGTTAACAGAAATGAATCAATTGAAGCGTTGATTCTAGGAGATGTTCATTTCGGTCATCATGACCAAGAAGTGATGAATAAAACATTTGAGCTAACCAGTGTTTTATCACCAAAACATGTTGTGTTGCATGACGTATTTGATGGCGATTCAATCTCGCACCACCAATTAAAAGACCCATTCGTTCAATACGGTAAAGAGGTAAACGGCACAAACGATTTAAACAAGGAAATTGGTGTGTTGCTAGAATGTTTAAAACCATTCGAGAATTTTGAGAATGTGGTTATAGTGAGAAGCAACCATGATGACTTTTTAGATAGATGGTTAAAAAATGAGGATTGGAAGAAACAACCTACTTTTAAAAACTCTAGATTGTATATGCAATTATCCGATATATTGTTGGAACAATACGCTAACAATCATCAAAACGTTAAAGGTGTGATACCAGCTTTAATAAATAAAACATATCCTAATTTTATAACATTGGATAGACGTTCATCTTATAAAGTTAAAGGTGGGTGGGAATTAGGTCAGCATGGTGATATTGGTTCTAATGGTAGTAGAGGTTCTTTGCTTCAATTCAGAAGATTAAACACAAAAATAGTTGTTGGCCACTATCACACTCCAGGTCGTAAAGATGGAGCGATTGCTGTTGGTACATCCACTAGTCTACGTGTAGGTTATAATTTAGGCCCAAGCACTTGGTTACAATCACATGTTATAATCCACAATGATGGTAGAGCTCAACATGTTAATTTTATAAATGGAGAATATACAACTTTTAAATAATATGTTTATTTGTGTAGATTTTGACGGAAAGCGGATTTTTTATAAAAATGATGATATTTATAATAAAATATCATTATGGAAACAAAATCAGGGGTCTATTGTATAGAAAACAAAATCAACGGAAAAAAGTATATTGGCTCATCTCAAGATGTTTATAAAAGAAGAAATAGACATTTTAGTGAGTTAAAAAACAGAAAACACAAAAACATTAAACTTCAAAACTCATATAATAAACATGGTAAAGGTGCCTTTCAATTTTATGTTTTAGAATTTGTTGAAGTAAAAGATTTATTAATAGACCGAGAACAATATTATATCAATAAAGAAAAACCTCGATATAATATTAATATGATAGCTAACTCATCTTTAGGTGTTAAACGTAGTGAAGAGACTAAAGAAAAAATTAGACAAGCAAATTTAGGTTTAAAACATCCAGAATGGCGTAATGAAATAAAAAGCGAAGCACAAGGTGGTGATAATCATTGGACTAAGAAAAAAGAATTTAGTGATGACGCTAAGAAAAAAATGAGTGAAACACATAAAAAATTGTTTGAGAATGGATATAAAAACCCAGTTGGTAAAGAGGTTATAGAACTTGATAATGAAGGTAATGAAATAAATAGATGGCCAAGCTTAATACAAGCTGGTAAATATTATAAAGTTGATGCTATGACAATTTTTAATATTATTAAAGGTAAAAAAAGTCGTAAGTTAAAAGAAAAAATTTTTAAACATGTCGAATAAAAATAGTATTGTTGTGTGTGTGGATTTTGACGGCACGTGTGTTACGCACGATTACCCAAATGTTGGTCATGATATAGGTGCAGCACCTATATTAAGGAGATTGGTTGCCGAAGGACATCAATTAATACTTTGGACAATGAGATGTGATAGTGGTGTGGAGTCTGGTAAATTTAAAAGTGGTTTAACAGATGCGGTTAATTGGTTTAAAGAAAATAATATTCCACTTTATGGCATACAAAGAAACCCAACCCAAGATAATTGGACAAAATCACCTAAAGCCTATGCTCAATTATATATTGATGATGCTGCTCTAGGGGCACCGCTTAAGTATGACAACAGCATTTCAGATAGACCTTTTATAGATTGGGTAATTGTTGAAAAATTAATGTTAAGAATGGGGTTTTTAACATATGAAAATAATCAACCCCAAAATTAAAACACTCAGTTAATTTAGATATTTATAATAAAAAATTATGGAAGTCACAAAAAAAATAGACTTTGGTGAATATTTGATTATTGCGGTGTATGATGATGTCAGTGGGTCTTTAGAGATTAGTGTTTTAGATGAATTAGAAGAATTGATAGAAAGCATTCAAGTCACAAACGATGACGAAGACAATTCTGAAGAAAACGATACTTTTACCAAACCTAGTTTAAATTAATTTATGGATAAACAAATAGAGGTAAAAAATCATGGTGGGATGGTAAAAAACATTCTGAGGAAACTAAACAAAAGATAAGTAAGTCAAATAAAGGTAAAACTTTATCTGACGAAACTAAAAGAAAAATGTCTGAATCTCATAAAAATAATGAATCATGGTGGAAAGGTAAGGTCCGTTCTAACAATACAAAATCAAAAATCAGTAATTCATTAAAAAAAGTAATTTATCAAATTATTGATGGTGAGGTTTTTAATAGTTGGAAATCTAGCGAAGAAGCGTTAAATGAATTAAAAATATCTAGTAAAACAATTGGTAATTATTGTAGACAAAAAGACCATACAAAAAATAAATTAGGTTTGATTTATAAAATAGATTATGAAAAAACAAAATAGGAAAGAAAAATTAAATAAAGAAATTAAAATTCAAAAAATAAGATTAGTTGGGGCTTTTAATGGTGAAATAGTTACTTTAAAAGATGCTTTAATTAAGTCAGAAGAAATGGGTTTGGATTTAGTTTTGATTTCTGAAAATAATGATATAGGCGTTTGTAAAATAATGAGCTATGAAAAGTTCTTATATGAGCAAATGAAGAAGGAAAAAGAAAAACAAAAATTCTTGGATGTAAAAGAAATAAAAGTAGGACCAAACACCTCTGAAAACGACTTAGATTACAGAGTAAAACATATGTGTGAATTCTTACAAAAAGGCCATAAAGTAAAAATAACCATGCAGTTTAAAGGTCGTGAAATGGCTTTTGTTAGCAAAGGAGAACAACTTATGTTAAACCTTATTTTAAAACTTACAGATTTTGGTACAGCTGAAGCTATGCCAAAACTTGAAGGTAAAAAAATGTTCGTTAATATCAAACCAAAAATCAAAAACTAATTTGGAATTATGAAAAGAAAATTGTACCTTTGTATAATATGAAATTTAACATTCTTGCTAATAAACATGAAAAATTAAAAAATACGCTTAAAGATAAACTTTTACACAGAGTTGTCGGTGACAGTGAGATTGATAAAATAATAGATTTGTTTGAACAATATGAAAGTGAAAACTTACAGACTATTGAAAAATTAACTAGGAATAAAACGGTAGTAGTCAGAAAAATAAGTGGTGCATTAAAACAAACAATAAATGTTCATGGGCCGATAACAAAAGTGTTGATTGGTTCTGCGACAAAAAGAATATATGGTGCTTTGCTTGAACCAAAAGTTAAGTTAGGTTTTTGGCAAAGTATTTTAAAATGGTTTAAATTATGAAAAACGTTACAAAACTATCTGTCTTCGATTTTGATGGTACTTTGATAGACACACCACTACCAGACTCTGGAAGAAAACTATACCAAGAGAAAACTGGTAAACCTTGGCCTTATCAAGGTTGGTGGGGTAGAGAAGAGTCTTTGGATTCATCAATATTTGATATGAAACCAATTGCTAGTGTTATGGCTGATTACAAAGCTGAGAAAGCTAAAGAAAATACAGCTGTTATCATGTTAACTGGTAGAATTTCAAGATTGGCCAATAAAGTTGAATCGATTTTGAGTGAAAAAGGTTATTCATTTGATGGTTACTATTACAACAGAGGTGGTAGCACAGACGTTGAAAAGATAAAGACGTTGAATGAGATTTTAGAAAAATACCCGTTTATAAAAATTGTGGAACAATGGGATGACCGTTTAGAACACATCCCAACATTCGAACGATGGGGAAAAACAAAAGTAGAAGAAGGGCGTTTAAAAGACTTTCAAGTAAATGTAGTGTTGTCAAATCATCACTAATCAGAAACCCACAAAAATTTGTGGGTTTTTTGTTGTATAATAACATAAAAAATAGTATATTTGTGAAAATGATAAAATTAAACAATATTATAGAAGGACGCATGAGCATGAATGCTAGTGGTTCTGCGTACCTAGTAAACAATGACTTACCAAAAGACATATACATTAGCAAGAATAATACAAATAAAGCATTACACTTAGACACCGTAAAGGTTAAAATAATTCAAGGCACTGGCCGTTCAATTGAAGGTGAAGTAATAGAGATAATAGAACGTTTTAGGACGGAGTTTGTAGGAACAATTCAAATATCTCCACGCTATGCTTTTTTCATCCCAGATAGCAATAAACTACCAATAGATTTTTTTATTCCGATATCAAAATCAATGGGGGTAAAAGATGGGCAAAAAGTTGTTGCCAGACTGGTAGAATGGAAAGATGATGCCAAGAACCCTAATGGTGAAATCATTCGTGTTATAGGTGACGCTGGTGAGCATGAAACAGAGATTCACTCAATCCTTGAAGAGTATGGGTTACCATATGATTTTGATTCTGATGTAATCGCTGAATCAGAAGCCATCCCAGAAATTATTCCGCAATCAGAAATTGATAAGCGTAGAGATATGCGTAATGTTCTTACCTTTACCATTGACCCAGCCGATGCCAAAGACTTTGATGATGCCTTGAGTGTTGAATGGGTAAATGGAGAATTATATGTTGGTGTTCATATCGCTGATGTAAGCCATTATTTGCGTCCTGACACTGAATTAGACAAAGAAGCGTATAATAGGGGTACCAGCGTTTATCTTGTGGATAGATGCGTTCCTATGCTTCCAGAGAGGCTTTCTAATGGCTTATGTAGTCTTAGACCACACGAAGATAAGCTTTGCTTCTCAGCGGTGTTTAAATTGGACCATAATGGTCATGTATTGGAAGAATGGTATGGAAGAACTGTAATTAATTCAAATCACCGATTTACTTATGAGGAAGCACAAGAGGTTATAGAACTTGAAAAGCTACCAGAACCTAATAATGGTCCTTTTAGTGAGTTATTCAACGCTATCATTCATTTGGATAAGATAGCCAAGAAGATGCGTAAAACACGTTTATCGAAGGGTAGTATATCTTTTGATAAACAAGAGGTTCGTTTCAAATTGGATTCCAATAATAAACCAACCGATATTATATTCAAAGTTGGTAAGGATTCAAATAAATTGATTGAGGAATATATGTTGTTGGCAAACAGACACGTTGCTCAATTCCTTAATTCCAAAGCCATAGCAAGTGTTAACCGTGCACATGATAAACCTAACGAAGAAAAATTAAACAACTTAAAAGAGTTTATCAAGCAATTTGGTTATGATATCAAAACACAAGACCCAGTTGAAATCACAAAAACTCTTAATAAATTGTTTGAGGATGTGAAAGGCAAACCAGAAGAAAACATGATTGACAATCTTGTTGTTCGTACCATGCAAAAAGCAGATTACAGAACCAAGAACATTGGTCATTATGGTTTAGGATTCAAAGACTACACACATTTCACCAGTCCAATAAGACGTTATCCAGACGTAATGGTTCACAGATTATTGGCTAGAGTATTGGAAGGAAAGGCAGCGCCTAAACTGGAGAAGCTTGAAGCCAAGTGTGTTTATTTATCAGAAAGAGAAAAGAAAGCACAAAAAGCCGAACGTGATTCTATAAAGTACATGCAATGCATTTACATGTCAAAAAATGTTGGTAAAATATATAAAGGAATCGTAACATCAGTTGCTGAATATGGTTTGTTTGTTGAAATACAAGAGAACAAATGTGAGGGGTTGATTAGATTGTCAGATATTGGTGGAGATACTTATGTTGCAGATGTTAATAACTATTGTGTTAAAGGATTTAATACAGGTCAAACAATAAAACTTGGGGACGAAGTAATGATTGTTGTTAAGTCAGTAGACGTTGAAAAGAAAAATATAAATCTAACATTATTAAGACTATGACAGACGAGTATTTGGTAAAATCTTTCTTGGATAAAAATTATTTTTTAAAAGCTTCATATGTAAATTATTATGTTGTTGAAAAACAAACAGAGAAACAATTTAGTGAAAAGTTTTTCGATGATGAAATATCTAGTATCTTTGGTCATATAAGCGGATTAAAAATCTATTTTGAAGAATGGTTTTATAATAAAAAAGCTGAATTATTAAAAGAAATTTATGATGAGTTTGGTTCTTTAGAATTTAATAAAAAGAGTATCGAACTGATGACTTTTTTATGTGAATTAGAGGTGTCCAAAAAATATGATAAACCATTCACTGTACAGACTTTTGAAGATTACTATTTTAACTATGTTTTAAAAGATAAAGTTAAAACGTTCATAGATGAAACTTATGAGGAAAAAAAAAACGAGTAGTTCTGATTTAATTAGATTGTCTTCAGTTATGTTTAGCGGAGAAACACCAAGTATAATTGAAAAGGGTGAGGCGATAATTAATGAGTGGTATTTTGACAATGTGTTTTCAAAAAAAATAGATTCGTTCTTCAAAGAAGCTAAGCTAATTTTAGGACCATACAATTGGATAGTAATACATCCATATTATGGAAAAATAAATACATATAAATTAAGTAAAAATTTTCCAGAAGAAACTCCTTATCAAACATCTGTTTTAAATAAACAGTATGATGATTGGTATAACGAAAAAATTTTGGAAGTGTCTGAGAAAATGATGAAAGAATTCTAATCAGAAACTTGTTTATATCGATTTATTTTTGTACCTTTGCTCAAAACATTTAACATGACAGAAGAAAATAATTACCCAGTTGAAGAATTTCAAAACCTGCTTTCAACATTTATTAGAAGGAACATAAAAGGTTATCATTTCATTGCCGATGCAATTGACAACGCTGAAGCAACTGAACGTTCAATCTTATCTGAATTAAAATGGAATGCTGATGATTTGCATGAAGCCTTGGGTGGCGATGCGCCTAACGTTTCAGATTTAGAAGACGAAGTTTCAGAACTAGAATATGAGATACGTAATTTAGAGGAAGAAAATGACAGACTAGAACAAGAGTTGAAAGGAGCAAAACTAACTTTTGGTGGGACTTTAAATGACGAATACAAAATTCAATTCTTTACTGAACACCATGAAAAATACACACCGTGGGAAATTGAAGAACTTTTAATAAATGGTAGAGAATTACTTAAGAGAAAATGAAAATAATCTGTATATCCGATACCCACACAAAGCACAATCAAATACCTAGTCAGTATATTGATAACGCAGATGGAAGCATTGACATGATTATACATGCTGGTGATGTTTCTAGTCGTGGATATAAAACTGAAGTTATAAATTTTTTGAATTGGTATAATGATTTAAATTTTAAATACAAAATACTAATTGCTGGAAATCATGACTTTTATTTCGAAGAAGCTAAACCAGAAGAGATAAAAGAAACGTTATTGGAATTTCCGAATATTATTTATCTTAATGATAGTGGTGTTGAGATAGAAGGTTTTAAAATTTGGGGTAGTCCAGTTCAACCATGGTTTTACAATTGGGCTTTTAACAGGACTTCATCAATGATTAATGAACACTGGGAAAAGATACCCATAGATACCAACATACTTATTACACACGGACCTATGAGAGGCTATCTAGACTTAACAGATAGAGGTGAACCAGTTGGTTGTCCTCTTCTAAGAAATAAAATATCTGATTTGAAAAACTTGAAACTTCATGTTTGTGGTCACATTCACGAGGCTTACGGTAGAGTTGATGTGCCAGATGGCCCAACATTGGTTAATGCTAGCCTTTTGGATTTGAGATATATTATGAACCACACACCAATAATTGTTGAACTTTAAAAAAAAATACAAATGAATTTATATAACTACATTTTCTGGTATAATGAATATGAGGCTCTTTGGTATGCTGTACCTAGAGACAGTCAAATCTTGTTCTTCAGTGGAAGAAAAAAAGAATTAAAAAACATATTGTCTGATAAAGACGTAAATGTTTTGATTATAAAAATTAATAGATTAATTAAAAAATGAGCAGAATAATAGCTGTTGGTGACACGCATGGTCGCTCAACTTGGAAAAGAATTCTAGAAAAAGAAACTGAATTTGACAAGTTTATTTTTATTGGTGATTATTTTGATTCACATAATAAAGGTTATAGTGGTAATAAGCAAATAGTAAACTTTAATGAGATTGTTGAATTTAAAAAAACAAATCCAGATAAAGTAATTTTATTGTTTGGAAATCATGATTATCATTACATAAAAGGTATTGGTGAAACATACTCTGGTTATCAAGGTAGCTATGCTTTGGATATTGGAGAAGTCGTTGAGAAAGCAATTAACGATGGTTTGGTTCAAATGTGTTATCTACATGATAATTTCTTTTTTAGTCACGCTGGGTTGACCAAAACTTGGGTTAAAACTGTTTTGGCGCCAAATAACATAAACCCACTGGTTAATGACATTATGGTTAATTTAATAAATGAATTTTTAAAATATCAACCTAGAGTATTTGGTTTTACCATGGGTAATAATTTTAGTCAAACTGGTGATGATATAACACAAGGTCCAATATGGGTAAGACCACAGTCTTTGGTTAAAGATATGGTTGAAAACATAACGTGCATAGTGGGTCACACTCAAGTTAGAGAACTAACTTACTTACCAGAAAATAAGTTGATTTTAATTGATTGTTTAAGTAGTGTGGATGAATATCTTATAATTGAAGATGGTCAAACAAAAATCGGGAGACTTTAAATATGATAAAAGAAAAAACAGTAACAATTTTTTTAGTATTATTTTTTTTATTCATTTTTTTGGCGGTTTTTTTTTACAAACCTTATATCGGCCAATACTATGTTGAAAAAGTTAGGGTTGATTCTATATCGTATAGAAATAGATACGAATTTTTGCCTGATAAAATGTGGTTCTATTATACTAAATATGGTACGATATATGGCTCAACCAAAAAGTATAATGTTGGGGATTCAATTGAGGTTAGATACTTAAAGATAAAAAAATGACACATAAAGAATTTAGTGAAGGTAAAATAACAGAAAAACAAATGGCTAAGTTATTTCTCAAAGTAACTGAGTCATCCAAGGAACAGGATATAAAAGAACACTGGGATTTAGAAGTTTTATATAAAGATGCCCTCAAAAAAATAGATGTAAAAGGGTTAAAAAAACAAAACAGATACGACCCTTTTCCTAATGAAAATTTTCATTGGGTTGAATTAGAAAACGTTTTGGGTGGTAAAAATTCTGGATGGGTATACGGTAAAGCAGATTATATTGCGTTCGAGACAAATGACTATTGGATTATGGTTGATAGATTGGTTTTGGTAAATTTTATTGAAAAAAAAGTAGTCGGAAAAATAATTGAAAAAACTAAAGACCCATATACATTATACCAGCGCAGTGGTAGAAAAGATGTTGTCGTAAAGGTAAAAACAATTGATTTGATTCGCATATGTGATGACATATTAAATAAACCAGAGAATGAGCAAGCTAATAATCAACAATAAGAAAGCGTACTACGAATATAACATTTTAGAAAAAGTTGTCGCTGGTATTCAACTAAAAGGTTCTGAAGTTAAGTCAGTTAAAATGAGTAACGTAACCATAAATGAAGCTTATTGTTTTATTCAAAATAACGAAATATTTATAAAAAACATGTACATATCTGAACATAAGCAAGGTGGTGTGCATAATAATCACGAACCGTTGCGTGATAGAAAACTTTTATTAAAAAAGAAAGAAATATTGTCTTTATCTGAAAAAGTAAAACAAAAGGGTTTGACTATTATACCTTTGGAAGTTATATTGTCCAAAACTGGTTTTGTTAAAATTGAAATCGGTTTGGCAAAGGGTAAAAACCTGTATGACAAATCTAAAACAATTAAACTTCGTGATTTGGATAGAGAGTTGGAAAAAAATTATTAATTTTTCTTACAAAATACAAAAAAATTTAGTACCTTTGCATTTCATCTTTATTCTAATCGTAAAACTAATAAATGAAAAATCTAGTAATTAACAACAGAGTTACCAATCGTGAAAACGTTTCCTTCAACCAATATCTTAAGGATATTGCCTCAATTGATGTGCTTACTCCTGAACAAGAGACTCTTTTAGCAGAGAAAGCTAGCAAAGGAGATAAAAAAGCTATTGATGAATTGGTGAGTAGAAATCTTAGGTTTGTTGTTAGTGTTGCGAAACAATACGCCACACCACAAAATCCTCTAGAAGATTTGGTTAATGAAGGCAACATAGGCCTTATCATAGCTGCTGAAAAATTTAACCCAAGTATGGGCTTTAAATTCATTTCTTATGCTGTGTGGTGGGTTCGTAAAATAATAATGGAACACCTTTCCAAACATGGTCGTCTGGTTAGGTTACCATCCAATAAGATAAATAGCTTATCTAAATTAGATAAGGAAATATCTATTTTGGAACAAAAATTTGGGCGCACTGTAACAGTACAAGAAGCTATTGATATGATGGGTGATGCTGAAAAATTTGATACAACTTCTTTCAAAAAGAAAGTAGAAGAATATAAATTTTTGGATATTTTATCATCTTATCATATGGACTCATTAGACCGTGATATTAGCGGTGATGATGGTAATGGCACCATATTATCGGACACGATTTCTGATGAAAGTATCTTTAAGTCCGCTGACCATGACATTAACCATGCCGATATTAAAAATGAGTTGAATAAGGTATTAGACACTCTTAAACCTAGAGATAAGCGTGTTATGGTAGCTTTGTTCGGTCTAGATGGTGATTTCCCAAGAACGCTAAAAGATGTTGGTGAAGAAATGGGTGTAACACGTGAAATGGTTAGGCAGATAAAAGAAAAATGTTTAGGTAAAATTCGTGTGCAAATGGAAAACTATGAAATAATTTAATTATGGATGACTTGATTTTCAAGTATTTAAATAAAAACTACAGGTTTACATTAAATACGTATGAAGATTTTTTGGTTAAAAACAAAAGAACAAGTGAAGAAGAAAAATTATCAGAGGTTATTTCATCACTTTCGGTTATCTTTAATGAGGAAGAAAATGAAATTATGAGGATATTTGATAGATGGGCTAATTTCCAAAATGCCATGTTATATAATATAATAACGGAAATAAGAGAGGAAGGATTAAAAGGTGGTAGTGAAATAAACCTAACCGTTGATGAAATAGTTGAGATTATCTCATATCTACCATATGATGAAAATCAAGGATAGTTTAAGTACACATTTGAGTACATAAACAATTTTAGATGTTTTATACCTTTCCAGATATTTATTATTAAGAGTAAAAACTATGGAAAAGACTAAAATAAAAGAATTATTGAGAGAAACCTTTGTCGCACCTATTGTAGAAAAGGAAGAAAAAGAGGAGAACGACAAAAAAAATAAAAATACTGAAAAAGATTATGGTGAAGTAACCAGAAAATTAGATGGTACCATGCTTAAAGCCAGTCAAGTTATGGCGGCAGCAGGTCTTGGTAATCCAAAAAACGCCACTGACAGGTCTCTTTTCAGCAAAAAGGTAAGACGTGAAAAGAACGATGAAGGCGGTTTGTACCAGTTCAATGATGAGGAATTGGCCAAGATTATGAAAATCATAAACAACCCAGCCGCTTACCTAAACGTAAAAGCATAACATCAAACCCCAGATTAGCTGGGGTTTTTCATTTTATATATGTGTTACACTTGGTTATGTCATAAGACACGCTTTTAGTTTAACACAAAGGTATAAAATATTTTCTAGAAAAAAAAATATTTTTTTGACAAAAAGATTTGGTAGTTCCAAAAAATTTTACTACCTTTGCCCTATCTAAACCAATTAATATGGCAACAGAAATACAAAAACTTTACGAATTAGAATACAATGAGGTTGTAGCTATCTCTGTAATTGAATCAGATGAAGATTTGCGTTTAATATTCTCTGATGAAGTAAAATTACCTTTTAATATGGTAAGAACTTTATCTCTAGATAACAGACTTAGCGAAGAAACTAAAAGTTTGATAAAACAGCTATTTGATAAAATAATATTGACAAAGGAACCTCTTTGTGAAAAATATAAAAGGTTATCCAACCAAAATGGTATCCAAGTAACACAAGTTGAAGAACCAAAAGAAGCGGTTGTTGAAGTTAAAAAAGATACCCCAAAAAAGACCAAACTATTACCAAGACGATATGGTAAAGCACAAATAAACAAAGACATTCAAAATCAAAGTGGTAAAGCAACTAACGCCCAATTAACAGCTTTGGCAGTAAATGATTTGAAGAATTTGTATGTTAATCTTAGCAACAGAATGGTACACGATATGTTAAGTGGTGCACCTATATTGACTGATGTAGAATATAGAGAAATTAGGTCGACTATTACCATATTGAAAAATAAAATGAAACCAATTTTAAAAAAGACAAAATAATTTTTGGAGATATCAAATTAATTATGTACCTTTGTATTAAATTTAAACAAAATGACAAAAACTAAAAAAACAAAATCGTCTGTTGAGACAACTGGAAACAAAGAACTGGATAAAATGTTAGCTGTTATGGCTGAAGCAAAAAAATCTGGTAAAAAGAATGTTGTTGTGTTTACAACAGCTAGAAAACACCACAAAAAAGAAATGGCCAGTGAAATAGGCTTTTCAGCTAGTGACCTTAAACCAAAATTCTACGAAGCGTATAAATACTTTTTGTGCAAACATGATGCGACTACACGTCTTTTAAACCCAGAAGAATTAGCTGTTGAGTGGATTGTAAACCTTAAGTAATCAAACCTAATCTATAATGGCTAGTATCAAAGTTCGTTTTAATCTTGGAAGAGGAGTTAACTACATGAAGTGGAAAGTAATTTTCCCCGATGGTAATACTGAGTATTATTCACCAACTGATGTTCAATTGGTTTTAAATAAGTGTCAAGTTAAAAATAACAAGTCAGCAGCCAAAAAGATTTTTGAAGGTGGTACAAAGATTGTTTGTGCATGGATATTGTGTGAAGATATGGCAATAAAAACACATGGTTTTAATCAATCTGATGCAAAAGGACAAAGATTACGTTATAATCCACGTATTGAACCTAATTGGGTCGCTAATGGAATGAATGTGGATAGTATGAAATTCAATAGAATTGAAAGTGTTGATTATGGTTTGTATATTATGTAATAAAAACTAAAAAAAAATGAAATTTTATAACACACGAAAGACATCAAGTGGTCAGTATTGGACAACTGAGTTCTCAGCCAATGAGATGACCAACATAAATGTTGTAACACTTGTTATTGTATGTGCTATACTGGCTCCTTTGGCCGCTATTGCATCAGCGATACTAGTTCTTGTAACAATTCACGACTTGGAAGATGAAGGCATTGTCCCAAGTATATTTGGGGCGCTCATAAGCATTATATTCTTGTTGGATATATATTATCACTTTATTATAAGGGTTGTGCTTTACATAATGTTTGGTGAAGAATGGATACAAACGTTTTTCCATTTGAACGTTGCTTATCTTGCTATCCATGCCTTTTTGATTTTATTTGGTCATTACACATATAGAAGCACACGTGACAAATATACTTTGTTCTATATATGTGCTGCGATTGGAGTTATTGCATATTTTGTATCTAGTGCGATGATAACAATTAGACCTTACTAATTATTTGATTGATAAAGAGTCGATATGAAAAGATTAAGATTTTACAAAGAATGTGATAACAGATGGTATATTGATTTACCTGAATGGACTGGAAGCAAAGCCGAACTTGAAATGGTTGCTGGTGCAGATAGTATGCTCGAATATGTGGCAGAAGGTGAAGGGCAAGTTTGGTTAATATTATCAGTAGATGAATTTGAAAATGCTGATAAGTTGGAATATATAAGACTTGCTACGGAAATTGAAAATGGAGCGTTTTACAAACTTGATAAATACAGAGGAGTTGAAGTAGGGGCTGAAATGTGGCTTTGTGATGTAACAAAGTTTGTATTTGGTGACTTTCCGAAGACGATATTTTTATCAACCACAATTTGAAGCTAATGTACAATGATAAATCAAATAAATATCACGATTGGATGTACATCTAGTTTTTTTATTTGGAAATGTCAAAACTTATTCGTACCTTTGTAAAAAAATAAATTATGGAATTTATTAAACATATATTCGGTTTCTGTGGTGAAACCCATCCATCATTAATTAATTTGTTAATTTTTGGTGGACTACCTTTTGTATCATTTTTTTATTTTTTAAAAAACAATATTATAAATTTGTTTTTTAAATTAAAAACGGTTATATTTGAATTAATCAAATAATTTCACTATGAAAAAAAAATTGTTTTTGTTGGGATTAATGACCTACACTACAGGAATTTCAATTTTGGTAATTTACTTTTTAATGACAAATTGCACAAGACCTGTCTGTAATGATATAAATGCTGTAGGTTGTATTTGTAAAAATCAAAAAACAATATTTCTTCCTGGAGTACCAAGACAAACTTCATTAGAACCTTATTGTATTGATTCTTGTAAAAATGAAGGTGGATTTTTAAATTATATTTGTACAAAATAAACAAATGAGTTACATTGTAGTAGATGTGGAAGCCGATGGAGCAATACCACACAAGTATTCGATGGTTTGTTTCGGTGCCGTAATAGTTGAACCGACACTTACCAAAACATTTTATGGAAAAACAAAACCAATTTCAAATGAATGGGTTGCTGATGCTTTAGCTGTATCAGGTTTTAGCCGTGAAGAACACGAAAAGTTTGACGACCCTAAAAAGGTTATGGAAAACTTTGCCGAATGGATTGCTAAAAATTCAAACGGTAAACCAATTTTTATAAGTGATAACCCTGCTTTTGATTGGCAATGGATTAATTACTATTTCCATAGCTATTTAGGGAAAAACCCATTTGGTTTTTCTGCGAGGCGTATAGGTGATTTGTATTGCGGAATGAAAATGGATACTGGATTAAATTCAGAGTGGAAAAGATTGTACCGAAAAACAACACACGACCACAACCCTGTTAATGATGCAAAAGGTAACGCAGAAGCATTATTAGCAATGAAGAAAATGGGTTTGAAATTACCAACGTATTAAAAGAGCGTGGGCAGATTGTTTCTTTTTCGTTCTCATAAAAGTTCAATCGAAGCACGTCTACCCACTTTCATATAACGGTTGCGTATATGAGAGGTACGCCACCTAAAAACTAAAATAAATGTGAACCCGCTTATTGGCGTATCTCATATACGTTGTTAGGCACAGTACGGTAAATTATGAAAATATCTGAATTAATTGCAAAACTTAAAGACATCAAAAACAAAGAGGGTGATTTGAATGTATGTGTTTCAGAATCACACGAATATTGGGGTAGCGTAGAGTCGCATCTTAGTGAGTATAACATGTATGTTAGTGAACACGCACAACCCGATGGCCCAAAATCAGGTAAGTCTGAAAAGTCTGTTGTTTTTCAGTACTAGTGTAGTATTGTACATAACGTTTCTCAGCTTTTCGAACACAAAACTTCATTAGAATTACAAATTTTAAAATTTAGATAAAAATGTCAATAGAAGAACAAAACGGCAATTTTGCCAAACCCGTGTTAGCGGTTCGTTTTATTTCGGAGAACATAATCGTAGACAGATTTCCTGTTTCAAAAGAGATAAAAGAGGGTGGCAAACATAATGAATGCCAAGTAATAATTAATGTATCAGATGAATTTTACTTGGGTAATTCAGAAGAAATAATGAAAGAAGGAAAACTTAACTACTATTTCCCAATGGGTGAAAGTGGTGACTTGATGGGTTTAAATTCAATGTTTGGAGTATTACAAGTATTGCACCAAATCTATACTTGGAATCCTGAATGGAAAGTATTACTTCATTGTCAAGCAGGTAAAAATAGAAGTCCAACGATAAAAGCCTGTTTCTACTATATGATGTTAGGTGAGCATGAGCCTGATGTACTTGACAATAATAATGAAGTAAAATATCGTAATAGACTTTTAGTAAACTGTGAAAGAAACCATTTACCACCATTAAAACAGACTGAATTGTTTTTGTCAAAATGCAAAGAAGCGTTTGATAACCCCGAAAAGTTTTTCGGTGGGATGTTTGACTGGGTAATGTCGGAGTCTGGATGCTCTTTAAAATGACCGATAACGGTTGGGTGTATGAGAAGGTTTGCTTGTAGAATCTTTCAAATTAGCACAACTGTTAATAGCAAACTTTCTTATACACCTTGTTAGCACCAGTACGGTTTATTTAAGGTAAACTTGATTAATTGAATAATTATTAGTATATTTGTAAAAAAATGATTATGGAAAAATATATAAACAAAATGATTGAAGATGGGTTTAAATTAGCCCAAAAACACGAACAAATTAGAGAAGAAATGTTTGATGATGGTTATTTACCACAAGAAATGAAAGAAGAATTGGTTAAACTAAAACAAGATTTTGAAGAACAACGTTTAAAGGATGAAAAATATATAGAGGATAATAAACATAGAAAAATTGTCGGGTATAATCCAGAAAACTTTATGCCTATCTTCGAAGACGAAAAGTAGTATTGGTGCTAACGTCTAATGATAAACAATCGTTTTAATGTTGTTTATCATTTGTTAGGTTTTGTTAAATTATTGTTTTACAAATTAAAAATAAAAAATATGGAAGATATAAATTGGAATA